AACGACGTATGCGGTCGCACCGGCGTATGTGCCGCGCGGATTAACACCGGTCAGACCGGTCGCACCACGAGACGCAAGAACCTGCCATGTCGCACTACCGCCGACCACCGGTGCGACGTTCGTGTTATCGACCAAGGCCACATACGACGCGCCGTTGTACGATACCAGATCGTCAATGACGTACGCGGTCACGTTCGACCAAGGGCCGCGATTGTTCAGACCAGCCGGACCGGTGATGTACGCCGGGTTCGTCCAATCACCCGAAGCGTTCGACGCCTTGGAATAGATCGCCGCGCGACCGTCGCCAGTGTCAGCGACAAGAACCGTGTAGCCGGTTGCTTGCGTGTCGTACGCGTCGCGCTCGGCGAGCGTGTCGACCTGAACGTCATAGTTCACACCGTTCACCAGATCGGTCTTGTTCAAGAGACCCATCGAACCCGGAGCGGTGAAATACGGAATTGTGTCGGTCGCGCCAACGAGACCGGCGAACGCATAAAGGTTGCCGGACTGCATTCGTTCAAGAAGTTGACGGGTTGTTTCCTGTACACGACCCTGATCCGCTTGAAAACGGATTTCGTACGGGCCGGTGACCTGTGTCGCACCCGGCCAATTGTAAGCAAGCGTGATGTGCGTGTCGTCCACCACTTCGGCAATGCGAACACTTTCACCGGACGGCGACCAGAAAAAATCGCCCGGAAGGATCGTGTTAAGCCACATGGTGCCGGTGCCAACCACGTTCGGCGAACCGTTCGTGCAAACCGCCGTGCCGTCAGTGTAGGTCGATGGGAGAATGACGGACATGTGTTAGCTTACCTTTTCCGTGAGTTCGGCTTGAAGATTGGCGATTTCTTCCTTGTCGGCGATTTGGATCGCTTCAAGTTCCTGAACCCGCGCGCGCAGCGCTTCGACTTCCGCCGACGCGTTAACGACAAGCTGTGCAAGCATGGCGCTCCGGTTCTGGTAGAAATTGATTACGGCGTTCGCTTCGCCAATTCGGGTTGCTTCGGTGACGGTGATTTCGCTCATGATCCGGCATTCTAGTGACGGATCGCGGGAATGAATAGGTCAGCTAAGCACGGCGTTCAGTTCATCGAAAGCATACCACCGAACGGTTCGGGCTTGCGCACTGGTGATACCGAACGTTCCGTTCCCGACGTACTCCGTCGCCCATAGGTTCGGCCATCCCGGACAAGCGTTGTCGGATGCTCGCATCAACACAAACGGCGGATACGCGTAAGACCGGGTCAGGCCGATCGTGATCGTACCGGCGCCGCCGAATGTGATGATCCCCGACTCCTTCGGCACCATCGGAGCCATGGTTTCATAAAGCGAAAGCTGCGATGCACTGGCGAACTTCGCGTCGACACTCGACAGGCGCGAAACGCGCAACTTCATGATACCCGAATCTTGACCGATGAACACACGCCGTCCCATTACGATGTTTCCTGTGGGTTGCGGAAGATGATGTAATAAAAATACATGGTGCCGCTTGTGCCGCGCGGGCTGACGTTGTGCTGACAACAGATTGTACCAGCATTCGGCATCCACACACCGGAGCATTGTACCGCGTAGTTAGACCCGCGATTTTCCGCGTAGCTGATACCGGCATCCGGCCAATAGGACGTATTCACCGGAATGCCGAGACTGTTCCCCGATCCGTAAATGACGTTCCCGTAAAACTGTGGGATGTAGCCGAGATTAGGAACACCGACCGATGTGTAATAGACCGCTTGACCGGAACTTGTCGGCGAGCCTGATTGAATGTACGACAGTTGTCGGCGACCATGCGTGAGAAGGTCAAGACCTTTCCAACGACTATCCAAAAGAAACGGAACCGAGACGTCGTCAACACTAACGCCGGGGTGACTGACGAACACACCCGTGTCGTTGATTCCCGGATGTCGACCCATGATGATACGCTTGACCATCTAGCGAACTCCGAACAAGGCGTACTTTTGATACTCCGTCGCCCAATAGTTGTTATTCGGTGTGCGCTGAACGCGGTTGATCACGATGCGGTCGTTGTACACTCTCGACCCCGCACCAGCGAACGCCGACGCGCCTTGCGCCGCGTAACCTGTGATGTTCGGGAAGTCGACCGACGCGCCCCAATAACCGACTACCATCGCAGCCGGTGCAAACGTGTAAGTTCGCTTGAACGGGATAATGATCTGTGACGATTCGGTCGTGATGCATCCAAGGTTGCTAACCGCCTTGTTTGACGTGTCCCATGATCCGGTTCCGGACTCGAGCAAGTAGCCTGAAAAATTCCAGTTGCTATCGAAGATTTTCCCGGCGTCGACCAGCAACGGATTATCAGCATCTTGTCCCGGTCGAACAATCAGCAACCGACCCGGAGAAATTTTAAAACGAAGTGACATCAGTCGTAAATCTCGATTGTACCCGCATCAATGTCAATGTTCATTTTGCCGCCCGGATTGGTGATCAGACCGGCATTAACCGTTCCGATATTGGCGACGTTCAAGGTAAGTTCGCCCGATTGGAAGATCAATGGGTTCGCGCTGGTCGTGCCGTCCGATACCACGAACTGTTCGGCAATGACAAGGACTCGAGTCGGATCGCTTGACGACGTCGGCACGTCAAGGAACAGGCCGGACGATCGGAACGTACCCGCGCCGCCCGCGCGCGCTTCCATGGCAATACGCGCGGCATAGCCCGAAGGTCCGGCGCTAGCGGTCATGCGGAAGTTCGCCGTCGCGACGTTCCCGGCCACGTCAGCCGCCGACAGTGCCGTGATGGCTTGTGACAGTGCGTCACCCTGTGCGTCGATTTCCGCCGACAAGGAACTGATCGCGCTTGCGACCGTATCGTTGACATACACTTCAAGTTCTTCAATACGCAACGCCAACGCCGAGTCCGGGCCGGTGGCGACGACAATAGCGTTCTGATAACTCGCTGTAACGCCCGCTGTCGTGCTTGAAAGCTCGGTGCGGAGTGTTTGCCGATCCGTGTACGAACCGAAGTCCTGATCAATCGTCAGGCGCGCAATACGCTGTTGTTCAAGGATCGTCTGACGAACCCCGTCACGAATCCACTTCGTGCCGTCGCTGATGAACTTGTTCACGCCGTCAAGAATGCCCGGAAGATAGACGTCCTTATCGGAAAGGAGAACGTTCGGCGTCGTGACGTCAAGCCATTCCGACCACAGTGTATCGCGATCGGTGAACGGCACCAGAATTCCGCGCACTTCGTAATCGGTGTTCGGCAAGAACTGACCCGCCAAGATCACAGACGGCGTCGGAACAAGCGCGTTGTATGGAACGGTCCCGTCGAACATGGGGTCGGTTGCGCCCGCAAGTCGGACCTGAACGCGAACGCTTTCGACGTCGGTCAGTTCACCGGCGAAGAAGACTTCGATCGACGGGCGGCGAGCGTCACCGTCATTGTCCACCAGAACAGCCGGGAAAACCTGCCAACCCTGCATAGGCTGTGGAGCCGGGAACGACGGGATAAGCGGAATGGTTTCGTATTCCAGCTTGTCAGTCGCGGGGTTCCAATCGTAATCGTTCGGATCGTTTTCACGGATCGTCACACCCTGAAGGAACGACGACTCGCCGGTGATCTGTTCAAGATCGAACTTCTTGTCTTCGTACCCATTGTGCACCGATGACCACGACACGACGTCAAGCGGTTCAAGCATCCACGCTTCGGGCGGCAAGTATTGTTGATGGCGACGGAACCGGCGACCGTTCAAAAGAGCCGCCAAGCCGATGCGCTGCGCGGTCGTGTTCGTGAGAACGTACGGAAGGCTGACCGACATCGGAAGTTCGCGATTGTCGTCGGACGCGATCATACCATTATCGCGGCGTTCCGGCGCTTCTTTGTTCGACCACTTTTCAGCCGGTTCGGTGTAGTTCAGGCGTACAATGTTGTACGTTTCTTCCAAACCGGGGAACGGGTCGTATCCCTGTTCACGTGTGATGACGATGTTTTCGTCGGTGAACGCATAGACCGACGCACCCGGTGCACCAATGCGGATTTTGTAAATGCCGCCGACTTCGGCGATCAGTCCCGACGAAGAGCGCAACAGTTCTTCAAGCGTGCGAGCGACTTCGACGTCACATTCGACCATGCCGCCGCCGTTGAACTGACGTTCACCGTCGACAATGACATCACAAGCATTCATTCCCGCCATCCACGACGAAGCCGGGAGACGGAACGCGGGCCAATTCTGACCGCCGTAAACCCATTCGTCGCCGTAGTAAATGCCGCGCGCGACGTTGTACGCCTGAACCATGTAGTTGTTCGACGCTTCCCATGTCGCCGGGTTCGACCAACGGTGCGCGCCGGAGCCGCCGACCGACGAATCCTTGCGGATATCGTACAGACGGATCGATGGGATTTCGATCGTGAGAGACGGGAAGCCACCGGCCCACAGTCCGTTGTTCTGGTAACGCGCGGTGAACGTGATGTACGCAACACCACGACCGATCATGTCGTATTGCCAAGGGTACGTCGGATGCGTGCCGAACTTGCCGATCAGATAGCCGTCAACACCGGTCTGCGTGCCGTCGTGGTAATCGATCCACGCGTAATCAACGCCGTTCTTGCGGTACTCGGCGACCGGCCATCCTTGCGCCTGTTTCGGCTGGTCGAACATGATCGTGACCTTTTGGTCATTCATCCATACGACCGGGTTCCCCGGAGCAAGCGGGAGCGACGACACCGCGATAACGTCGACCGCGAATTCATTCGGCGTCTTGCCGTTCGCCCATGTGCCGCAATAGACACGAAGGCCAGCCGTCGCGTTGCGACCGAGCGGGAAGAACAGCGAGTTATCACCGCCGACCTTTAGGTCAAGCGATGTGCCGGGGTCTTTCGCGCCTTCCTGTTTCTTCGTGAACAAGCCTTTGAGCAAGCTTGCGCCGACCGACAAAGCGATACCGATGACCGCCTTGACAATGAACCCGCCGATCGCCGAAGACGCGAAGGCACCGATCGCAGCCACAACCGGACCGGCTTGCGCCGTCCCTGTGAAGATCAGTAGCGCGATCAGGGTCGAAAGTATCAGGTTCATATTTTAAATACCGCTTCGGCTTCTAACAAGTCGATCGTACCGATTCCATCCGGACGACGGAAAAAGATGCGGTCGCGGTTCACTATACCAAGCGAATACCCCAATGGCGAGGTATCGCGCACGACGGCGATGTCGCCGGTGAAGCCTGTCGACGGATGCACCGGTTCGCCAAGGAACGAAGCGACGGCGTCCTTCAGGTTTTCGAACCCGGCTTCTTTCATCTTGCGGATCGCGCCCGCACGCGTCTTGTACGTGCCGATGTAATCAGCGGCGGGGTTCGGCTTGCCGGTCAAGACTTCAACAACGCCACCGGCCCACGCCGGACCGCAATCCGTCTTACCCCATTCGAACGGGACATACCGCATGGTGTCGATGAAAGTCACAAACCGTGAGTGCCAATCGGGAAGTCTGGTCATGACGGGTTGGCTCCCCAATACAGACGCACGTCGCCCATGACATCAACGTAACGCAAGAACCGGTCACCGCCGCGACGCATGATCGAAGCATCGGACATTTTCGCCGGGTTGGTGCGCGTCAGTTCGTTCGTGATCGACGTACAGGTCAGTTCGATCGCACCTTCGCCGCCGACCTTACCACGGCGCGGCTGTGCCTTGTTGACTGTACCCATGAAATGCAACATGGGCGGGTCAGCGTTCAGGTTCGTCGCCGGGTCGATCACCGATCGGTGAATCTCGATACGCGCGTTGCGCACGTCGTTACCGCGCACCAGTTCGTTCACATGCGCGTCGATGTTGGAAAGCTGAACACCGATCGTATAGACGTTCAAGCCGACCGACAGCGTGATCGGGTCAACGTTCCGGAGCGCGCCCGCGCCATAGTATCGACGGTTGACCGCAAAGCCAGTCTGACCGGAAATGACCGGGATAGTCACATCGGGGTCGATGTCGTTATAGAAGCCGAATTCGACCAGACCTGTGACGGTCTGAATCCAGACGTAATCGCGGAACGACGCGCCGTTTTGCGCGGCATTGCGAAGGACGTTGTATGTATTGGTCGGTAACGATCTCATAGCTTTTGCACCGCTTCGAACCGGAACCCGGTTGCTTTCCAGTTGGACGAATCGAACGTTGCGTATTCGATGCTATCCGGCATGAACTGGCATTTCACCTTCGGCTGTTTCAAGATCACCGTCATGTTCGCGGTGATACCAGCCGGGAGACCGGGGAACACGCGGAACGCCGACGTCACGCCGCCCGAACCGGCTGTCGCCGCCTGACTCACTTCGAAGAACCCGCGTCGACCAGCGTAATCGATTTGCATGAAATCGCCCGGTGCAAGCTTATAGCCAGCCGGGAGACCCTTCAAGGTCACAGTGCTGTCGGTTGTCGAAACCGTGTCGACCAGTACGTTCGCCGAACCGAGAATGGAGCCGTCCGGATCGTTGCGCGGATACGCGGCGATCGGGTCGTACACTTCGAATGTTTGACCGGGCCGGTTCAGGTCGTTCATGATTGCGCGGATCGCGCGCCCGTCATCGAACGTCGAAATCGGTGTATCGATTCCGATCTTCCACAGCGGTGTCGCTAGCTCGGCGCGCAAAATCTGACCCGACCCGATACCTTCGGTTTCGTCGTTCCGCATGGGGCTGATTGTGATGCTGGTGATTTCGATGACGTCGTTTAAGACCATGACTTAGCGTATCCGTGGGTTCTCTTGCACTCGTTGCATACTTTGCGGTAGCTTGTGAGTGTCATAGTCGTCAAGCCCGTCGATGACCGCGTCGTACGCGATCTTCTTGATCGTTTCGTCACCGTTAGCCGAAAGATGCTGAACGATAGTCACACCGCCGCGATTGTCGTTTGCAGCGGGCGCGAAAGTCGGGGTCGACGGAACGGCGATGCGGTTGTTCGGCACGACTTGCGAGCCGCCCGGAACCTTCATCAATTCCGGACCCTTTTCACCAACCATCTTCCAACCGCCCGACGAATACGACGTACCCGAAGCGTGACCACCGGTGATCCAACTAAACAGACCGCCGAGAATGCCGCCACCGCCGCCCGTGCCGCCCGCGTTCCACAGACCATCGAACAGACCGTCAAGCGCGGAATCAAGTAGCTTGTCGGCGATCTTTTGCAGTGCGTTCGAAGCGGCGTTCGCGAATGATTCCCACAAGCTCTTGCCTTCGATTAGACCGTCTTTAAGGTCGGTGAAGAACCCCTTGAACGTATCCTTGCCGAAGTCATACGCGGCCTTCAAATCCTTGGTGCGCTGTTCGGCTTCCGCCATCTGTTCAGCGAGACCGTGGATTTCCTCTTTCTGTTGCTGCGTAAGCTTGATGTGCGCGTCAGCCGCCTTGTTCAGCATTTCCTGTTCGTAGCGAAGCGCGGCGGCGGCTTGCTCGGTCATGCCGATCGCTTCAGCTTCAAGGTTTTGCTGTTCGATGAACTGTTTCGAATCCCGGATGATCTTTTCGTACGGGTCTTCTTTTTCCTTCGCGCCCTTCTTCTTTTTCTTCGACAGGCGTTCGTTCATCGCTTCGACGGAATTCGCTTTCCACGCGTCGTAAAACTCGCCGAGCGGATCGGAATTTTCGATTTCGTCGTGACGCTTGTTGCGCGCATCCAACTGCGCTTTCATGTCGGCGACGATCTTGTCGGTATTGGCGCGGTCTTCGATCTGGTAGTTCTTCGGGTCGATCATACCCAACGCATCTTGCGATGCGTCATAGCCGGGGATTTTCGACAGTACGCCGTTGATCGCCGCCGATAGCTTGTTAATGCCGTCAAGCGCATACGAAATCATTCCGTTGATTCCGTCGATCACCATGTTCGTCGCACCAGCGATACCGAGCGCGACGACATTCGGGATTTGCTTGAAGATATATTTCAGGTCGTTGTACACATCGGTGAACGACTTAATGATCAGATTGCCCGTCGCGACCGTTGCGTCAACGATCCAATCCCACACGGGTTTCAGTGTGTCCATGAGCGGCGAGAACGCGTCGCTGACACCGTCCTTAACGGTCTTCCAAAGACCCGACATGATGTCGCCGAATTCGATCGACTTGTGACCAGCGTCGACAAGTTCGTTCTTCAGCTTGAAGACCGTTACGGCACCGATCGCAGCGGCGGCAGTCAACAGCGGAAACTTGGTGATCAGACCGAGAATCATCTTGCCAGACTCGCTGAATGCGCGCCCGATACCGCCTTCGTTCGTTCCCCAAATCTGCGCGATCTGTGGTCCTTGCTGAAGAAGGACCATCAGCGGCGGCATGCCGAGTGCGAGCGACTGACCGGTGTCGAGCAACTGAAACGACAGGTTTCGCTGTTGCCACGCAAGGTTCTTCGTGACACCCGAAGCCTTGTCGACAAGGTCGTTACTCTTGCGCATAGACGATGACGCGTTCGTGTAGCTGGCGTTAAGCTGATCGACCATCACAGACGCTTGACGCCCGTTGATGATGTTTTGTTGCAGCGCCCGATTAATGTCGCCGAGTTCGGTTTCGTACTTCACGGATGCGGCGTAAACCGAATCGATCTTCATACGAAGCTGATCGAACGACGACGTCGGAAGCGGCGGAACCTTCAGCTTTTCAAGCTCGGTGTTCAGCATCGACACTTGCTTTTCAAGCTCGGCAATGCGTGCCGACATAGTCGCCGTGTCAGCCGCTCCGGACGCCGCGAACTGACCCATTGCAGCGATCAGCGATTGCGTCATGCGTTCGATCGACTCTTCGGCGATCGACACCGTCGTCAGGGATTTTGCAAGCTGAACAGCGTTGTCGTTTGCCGCGCGCATGGAAGACTGAAGCTTCGACATTGCGGCAGATGCACCGCCGAACGACATCCGACTTCCGGAGCCGCCCGACAGTGACTTGTTGAAGGATTCGAGTTCGCGGCGGGCTTGCGCAAGATCATTACGGAGCGGGGTCAAATCCCCGTGCACCGGTACGGTTAGTTCAGCTACCGTTTGACCTTGCGTCGCCATTCTTCTTCCGCCCTGTTACCGCGTTATGTGTGGCGGCGAAATTACGAATTTCATGCGCCGTCACTTTTTTTCCGGGCTTGTCGTCCGCCGAGCCGAAGACGGCTTTAAGCATTTCGACTTTACCTTGATGACCTAGAACGATATTGTTCATGTTCATCGTTTCGACTTCTTCTTCGGATAACCCTAGCCATCCAATCCCGATCTTGACTAGCCAATCGAGATATTCAGGTAGGGTTAGGCGTTTCCCCCGGCTTCACCGTCCGCGTCGACCGCGTCGGTTTCTTCCTTCGGCGGCTTGCCACCGTTGGCGAGGATGTGCACATAACGCACCAGCGGTGCGGCAAGTTCGTTCATGCCACGACGCCAGATGCGATCGTCAAGCCCTGCCTTGCCGGTTTCAGTGAAGCCGACGCCGAGTTCGATCACTCGCACGAAGGTGTCAAGGTTCAGCGCCATGATTTGCTGAACTGTGGTCATCAAGCCGCCTTCATTGCGCGAAAGAAGCTTCGTGGCCTTGATCGACGGCTTCAGGACAAGCGTCTTCATTTCGCCGTCAGAACCCGGCAGTGTGATTTCGATTTCTCCGGTACTCATATGGTAGTTTGCTCCGTTGGTAGTTGTTACGTGGCGGCGTCTTCCACGATTTTCGAATTGACACCGATCGGGAAGGACTGACGAACGACGTTTTCGACGTTGCCGACGTTACGACGCTTCGACATGACCTTGCCGATAAAATAGAGGATCGTCGGCGTACCGGCTTCCGTGATCTGATCGTTAAGTTCGATCTTGAACGGATAATCAAGGTCCGACGCGAAGGCGGCGATCATGGCTTGCTGACCTTCGTCTTCCGGATCGGAGCCGGTCTGTACGGTCACAGTACCGCCGTTGAACGTACCCTTGAACTTACGCACGCGGCGGTTCTTCAGTGCGGTGAACGTGATTTCCGACGCTTCGTCGCCGAACTCGCCAAGGTCTTCGGTCTCGCCGACTTCGACCCAAGCCAGCGCTTCGGCGGCGGTGATGATGGCCGAGTCGGTCGACGCTTCGTTATTGATCAGCGTCACGAAGGACGGGGTTTGCGGCGCAATGTAAATTGCGGAACCGGCAGCGGTATTGACGCCCATGTTATTCAATCCTTACAATCAGGGTTGTGGCACGTGCTACGACCGACTCGGAGTCGGTTGGCGCAACAAATGGTCCTGTTACGTTGATACTTATCACGTGGTACGGCGTATTGCCTAGCGACCAGCGTTGACGGTGAAACACTTCGCGCAACAGTTCGCCGATGGCTTCGACCCCGCGCGTGTGATCTTCAGGCGTACCCGGAGCCGCGACACGACCGTACGCGATGATGTCAAGCGTGATGACTCCGCGTTCCTTGTTCAACGCGTCTTCGTTCCCGTACGCGATGTTCGGAGATACGACAATCATCGGGAATTGCGCATCGGTCGGAACCGGGCGGCGAGTGAACACAGCGGGTTCGTTGTTCCATTGTGACAGATAGTTGGTGATGTCGGGTTGCGCCAAGATCGCGGCGCGAATAGCGGGTTTCAAATCGGTCATGTGCGCAATGCCCTTATGATTTCGTTCGCGATACCTTGGCGGATTTCCGGCGTCACTTCCTGAAGCGCCGGTCGCGCAAATGGGCGCGGTGCCATGTCGTATGTACGACCAAGTGAGTCTTGTCCGACGAAGCCGTGTTCGAGACGTCGACCGTAATCGGTCCCTACGTTCACAGTACCGGTCAACGTCGTTGAATCGTACAGCGTCGTGATGTTCCGCACCAAGTTACCGGTGTCGTTCGCCGGGGACTCGCCGCCCGCCGATGCTTGGTGATACCGGTTCTTTCCACGGTAGTACAGGATACCGGTTTTCGGCGGTTGCATGACACGTTCGATCATGCGTTCGCGAAGACGCTCGGTTCCGCTGATCACGCCACGCATGACAGCGCGTTCCAACCCCGCAATGACCGTATCGCCGAACCAACGGAGCGTCATGCGACGTACCCTGACCAACGATAGGTCGCGTTCGCCGGATCGACTTCGACTTGCTTTCGAAGCTGGTAGGTCTTTCCCCGGATCGTCACACGGTCATCTTTCGTCGGAACGGTCTTGATCGACTGTGCAAGAATGAGGATGGACACATCACCGTCAGGAATGCCCGCTTGGTTGCGGTAAAACGCGGTGAAGTTCTCGGCGAACCCTTCGAACGCGAACGTCGTTGTCGTCGGCGCGATCGGATCACCATAAGCGTCAAGCGTGCCGCCCGATGAACGGGTCAGCACGCCTTTCAGAAGCTTGCCTTTAAATCCAGCGTAAATCGCCTTAGCGATCTGACCTTCAAGAAGACTTGCCATCACCTAGAGCCTTGTCGATTTCGGTCTGAAGGCGCTTGGCCTTCCATCGACCATCAACTTCAATCCCTAGTTCTTTTGCGTCGGCGCGAAGCTTTTCAAGTGCGGCTTCGTCGTCGGTTTCTTCCGTCTCCGGCGCGGGCGGGGTCGGTGTAGCACCGGGCAAACCGGGAAGGCTTGCAACGGGTGCGACCGGCTCGGCGGGCGCGGGTTCCGGTTCTGCGACAGGTTCCACCGGTTCCGGTTGTGCGACAGGTTCCACCGGTTCGGCGAACGGATCGGTCATGAAGTGTGTGACGCCATTCAACAGCGCTTCATAGGTGACCCGATGGACGACATGTCGCATGTCGAAGAGTTGCCGGAGTCGGCGCGGAGAAACCGCCGACTCCGGTACAGTTTCCCCCGGAGCAAGGGAAACATCGCCCGCCACCAATTCGCGGCGGGCAACTAGATCAGTGCTGGCGTCGAACGGGAGCGACCAGACACCTTTACGCATCGGCGGCAACCGCGTTGTTGAAGAACACACCGAGCGCAGAACCGATCAGGCGCTGATCCCATGCACCTTCGATTTCGATGCGGTCCGATGCAAGGTTTTCCATGCGGAACTTCTTGACACGGAAGCCCTGACGCGATGCGCCAAGCCAGCCATTCCAAGAGAAGGTCAGACCAGCGGCGGGCATCATCGTGGATGCGACGCGCGGGGTGTAGACCAGCAGTGCACCGGTGCTGAAGATGAAGTCGGTGTCAGCATTCGAGCCGGGGAGTGCACCGACCGTGTTGCTGTTGATGACCGCTTCAGCGACAAGCACTTCATCGACTTCGAACAGTGCGGCGAGCGCTTGCATGTTCACAAGGGCGGCACCGTTCGGCGTCTGACCGTACTTGACGCGGTCAACGATGTCCGGATGATCGATCAGATCGTCGTACGCCTTCTTGCCGAGAACAAGCTTGTTCGGCGAAAAGCCGGTGCGGGCCGAAACGCGACGCTTCTGTTCGCGAATGTCTTCGATCGGGGTCGAAGCGGCGTTGTCCCACTGAAGGAACTGACCGGCACCCGGTGCGGAAGCGACGCCGGTGACTTCGGTGTCCCACTTGCCGGTGGTCAGGTACGACTGAACGAAGCCGACTTCCTTGCGGATCATTGCGGCGTTGGTCAGCAGGTCGGTTGCTTGACTGTCAAGCGAGAAGACGGAGTCGGCGTTGCCGCGCGTCTGGTCGGAAATGTCGTGATGCAGCGCCCAAACACTCGCGAAGTAGTTTTCGAGCGTCTGAACCATACCGACGCCAGCCGACTCGGTGGCCGGTGCGCGCTGACGCATCAAGTCCTTGTTGAACTGTTCCGGGCTGAAGTTCCAGATCAGATCGGACTGCTTCGCGACCGTGACGATCGGAAAGACCTTGTCGGCGATGAAGCGGGTAGCGGATTGCATGTAAGCGACGCTGACGTTCGTCAGTGCAGCCTTGACATGCACGTCACCGGGCATCGTGATAACACCGGCTTTATGGATAAGTTCACTCATGTTCTGTTTGCCCTTTGTTTACGCAGCCGGGAGTTGCAGCTTTACCGGAACCACGTCGCCAGCGTCGCCGCCGAGAACGAAAGTGCCGAGTGCCTTGGTGCCACCGGTGACAGCGACGCCGTTCGCGCCAGCATGTGCCGCCTGACCCTTGGTGACAGTTCCGCCGAGAACGACCGGAACGATACCGTCGATGACCACGCGACCAGCCTGACCTTGTTCGAAGTTACCGGTCAGCACGCCGTAAGCGGCGGCATTTGCACCGGCGAGCGTGACGCCACCGGAACCGAGAACGACGAAACGGTTCGCACCGGGGATAGCCGCATCGGAAGAAGCGTCGAAGTTGACGATTTCCGAAATTGCCTTTGTGTTTTCTTCAAAGTACGACATGTGTCAGTCGCTCCTTATTCGTACAGATCGGGGTTGGCGGTCATCACGGCCACCTTGGCGATTTCGAGCGTCGTGCCGGGGTGTTCCGTCTGGTACGCCTTGGCAAGCTGTTCGATCTTGGTCGACTTGGCGATGTCCTGAACACCGGCAGACGTGCCACGTTCTTGGAATGCACCGGCCAGACCAGCATTCGCAGCCTTCAGCATCGCGGTAAGCGTGCCGCGCTCGGCTTCCGACATGCCGTCCATCTTCTTCAGAACAGCGACCTTTTCGGAAGCGGTGCCGGGAAGATTGCCGTAGTCGGTATCGGCGACCTTCGTCAGTTCGACGGTGCGGGCTTCGTCGCGTGCCTTGGCAAGCTCGGCGCGCTGTTCGACCAACGCTTCGTCTTGCTTCTTCAGCAGTTCGAAGACGCCGGAGCCGACAGACGACTTGTGAATTTCCACACCGGTGACCGACTTGAAAACTTCGTCTTCCGTCGAAGCCTTTTCGATCATCTTCTTGCGCTCTTCGTCGGTCGCAGCCTTGAAGTTGTCGGCGGCGGTCTTGTCGGCCTTCGCCAGATATGCCTTTTCGGCGTCGGAGAACTTGGCGACCGTTTCAGCGTCCGCAAGCTTCTTCGTCAGATCGGCGATTTCCGCCAGTGCCTTCTTGAGTTCTTCACTCATTGTTTCGTGTTCCTTTGCGATAACTGTGTTGAACAGTTTTTCGATGTCTTCAGGTGTAACACCCGTTTCGGGGGATTGCATAGCGGCCACGAACTGTGATACCGTTTCCGCTATTTTCGTCTGACGATCTTCGTCGGACAACGACTCGTCGGCGACGATAGACGACACGGACGAATTGAAAGCCGACAGAAGCGGCCATACCTGTTCTTGCGCTTCCCACTTGCGCTTGCATTCCTGATCTTCAGCAAGAAACGCGTCGAACGACTGTGCGCCTTCCGTGGTCGAAAGGTACTTGACGATCGGAATTTCTTCGCTCTTCATGATGGACACAAGCGCGGGGGATTGTGCCGGGATAGTCACACCGCTGATTTCCCGAAGGTTCAGGGTCTTGACGATCTTTCGTTCCTTGGTCATGCGGGTACTAGCTCCCCTGATCCACCGATCGAAAAGCCGCTATATTCGCCAGATCGGAATTTGTTCAACATGTCACTCTTGGTCGCATCGGGCTTCATCGCGATCATGAGTCCCGTCTGATCAGAACGGAGACCCATCGCCTTTGCGATGTCCGTCGTGACCGGGAACATGAACACAACCTTGCCTTTTTCTTCGCCAACATGCATTTCCTTCGCGATCGCGCCGTTTTCGGCGTATTCAGCGACGGCTTTAAGCATCACTTCTTCGGGGATGTGATGGCCTTGCGTGTCGAAATAATCTTGTCCGTCGATCTTCGAAATGATCGCCCAACCGAACACCAGACCCAACGAATCATCGACCTTCGTCAGCTTGACCTGATTGGTCACCGGCGAGATATCGGCGAAGTGCGCTTCAAGCGTGTCGGCACCGTCAAGCCATTGTGCGGCGGCGCGGTGATGACCGTCCGCAATGTACGATTTACCGTTGTGGATCACGACCAGCGGTTTCTTGCCGGTCGAATCAGCACTTGCACGGATCGCATCGACCTTGCCGTTCGACACGCGGTTTTGCATCGCGGTCAGCGCGTTCATTGCGAACGGCATGGTCGGCAGCGATTGCGTGTCGGTCAAAGCACCGAAGAAACGCGGTACTTGGTCTTCCCGGAGCGAACCGAGAACGTTACCGTCATAGTTGAACGGAATAGCCGAATGTTCCGTGTCGATGGGTGTGAGTGTGCGCATTATTTTTCATTACCATGCGGTTCGGGGGATTGACTACGGCGCAACGGGTCGGCTAGTTTGTCGTCACTTGTCAACAAACGGAGAAACGGGCAATGATTTACAACTTCGCATTCATCATCACAGACGGAACCGTTTTTATCGACGGGTACGGTAAGGAAACGACGGACAAGAAGCGCGCCGAGCGCTATCCGTATCAGTGCGAAGCACAGCGCGCCGCCGCGACGTTCGGCAAACAGTACCGCGTTCGGGAGATTGACTAATGTTGGAAGTCGGCAAGCAGTACGAACACGCGTTTTCCCGGCGTACCGTTGAAATCGTGTACGCCGGGAAACAGATTGCGGTCGGTAAGACAATCGCACCCGGCACCACGGACGCCGACCCTGATGACGAAGTCGTCATTCGTGACGATCAGTACGGAAATTGGGTTCCGTACGTTCCGGAAATCGTCAAGTCGATTGTCGTTGACGTCATGATGAATACGGAAAGCGACGATGTATGGTTTTCGACGCGTACATCACCGAATCCGGCTCCGTGCTATCCGGTTGCGGTCAAACGGTTGATGTCGTTCAGGTTTGACCATTCGAGCAAGACCGGAACAACGTTTACGGAAGTGACGGAATGACGGTCGCGGCACAAGTCGCACTCGGCGTGATCATCGCCGTTTGCTGGTGGTTCGCAATTTACAAGGCGCTTAACCCATGATCGAACGACTCGTGCAACACAGTCGGCACGTCGCCGACGAAGCAACGGTAACGGCGGATGTCCTGAACGACGCCGCCGACCTACTCAAAGAAGCACAAGAGCATATCCTTTCGGTGTGCCGCGAATACGAAAAGGTGCTTCGCGCTTACGGCTATTCGGAAAGCACCGACAGCATCCGCGCGGCGCGCGACTTCATCAAGGAAAAGCTGACATGACGACGTGGCCGGTAAACGCACAAGTCGGGCAACGGGTGGTTTGCATCTATCAGCTTCAAGACGAAGCTGTGAAATACATGCCGGAAAAGGGGAAGGTTTACACGATCCGCGAAATCGTGCACCGGCAATCAGTATGGGGCGGATTCAAAGTCGGCTTTTTGCTGAAGGAAATCGTCAACCCGGTTCAGCGTACAATCATCAACGATATTGTCGAAGTCGCATTCATCTATACGGCATTTCGACCGGTCGATGAAACGAAAATCGACGTCTTCCGCAAGATTGCGGCGAACCCGCGCGTGCCGGTCGACGCTTAGAACACGATCCGATATGAACAGACGCACCGGCAGCGAACCCGATCTTCTGCCGGTGCGCGAATATCTCCGGGGAACATCAGCTTGTTACCGAGACCCGACGTGAACAACGTATCGATACCACGAACCGTGTTGTTCGCAGCCGCGCCAAGATAGACGTGTGACGGGCGCGTTCTTCCGTCCTTCGTGGAATTCCATTTCTTTTCGACGTCACCCGGATCGATATCGGCTAGTTCGATAGTCTGCAACATCGCTTCGTGGTTCGCCGCGCTGGTCGCGGTGGTCGACTCCGTCAGCGCAATCGTATCGGCGCGGTATTCGATGTACCGTTCGCGGTATCGATCGACCATCTTGTCAATCTGATCTTGCGACAACGGCTTTTCGTCGGCTCGGCGAACGGTCGGATCGAAACGACGATCGCGCAACGAACGGTCAAGCGCTTCTTTCGATCCGCTTTGCAGCAATCGGCGATAGTTTTCGACGGCTTCATTCTGTTTCGGCGTCAGTCCGATCGCATCACGGAACGCGGCGGAAACCTGTTTCGGGTTCTTGCCTTCCGCAAGCGCGCGGGTCACAGCGTCACGAACGGCGTCGCGTTGCTCTTGCGAGACCTTGCCTTGAATGAATTCGTACGTCAGTTCGTTCGCGGCTTGCGCGGCACGCGGGTTCGTCGGGTCGAAGTTGATACCGACAGACGGGCGCAAACCACGTGCCAGCGCTTCAATTGCCTGTGCGTCTTGCTTTGCCTCTTGTGCCGCGCGTGCCGCTTCCCGTGCCGCCTGTGCGGCTTTGTCAGCCTGTGCAGCGGCTTGTTCGGGCGATGACGTAAGCATCGCTTGCGCGCGGTCGGCGAGCTTCGCAGCATCTTCAGCCGCTTGGATGGCTTTGCGTGATGTATCGGTGATCGCGCCGGTCACGTCGCCGGGGATTGAACGGAGCTTCGCCGCCGAATCGAGCGCGGCTTGTATCGACTTCATGGCGCGTTGCGCGGATAGCCGAGCTTCTTGCGCGTCCCATACCGCTGTTTTCGTCGCGTCCTTCGACAGCTTGACTTGTTCTTCGGTCGCGGTGATTGCGTCAACCGCATTGCGTACCGCGTGTGCGCTGTTCGTTGCGGACGCTTCAGCGACTCGAGCCGGTTCGGCGACGTTCGTGAATATCACAGGTGCCGTCGAAGGTCGCATGCCTTCAAGCGCGGCGGTGAAGTCGGCGGTGATGTCCTTACCGACTGTTGCATATCCGGATTGGATCGCTTCGGCGACACGCATCAACGGTGCATCAATCAGGTCAATCGCTTCGCTGACACTGTTGCGCGCGATCAGTACCGTAATGGTGTTCATGAATTCGTCGGATCGCAGCACCCGGACATAGTCAATGAACGCACGCTTGATCTTCACAGCCACAAGCAACGCCAGCGCGGCGAGCTTGGAATCGCTGATCATCCGCAACGCCGACGTGATCGCGCCACCTTCGACAAGGTCAGCGACCGCACCGATCAGTTCGTTATCGTCGGATGTTTCCACGAACCGTGTGAACGTCGGTCGGTACTTCTTCGGTACTTTCGTTTCGATCAGGTCCGCTAGGCGGCTTGCATTGCTCAAAGCGGACCACCGAACCCGAAGCGACCACGTCGACCAACTGTCGCGTCCATACACGTGCCGAACGACGTCGCACCAGCGTTACCCGCCGAGCCGCCGCGCGCGCAAAGCCAGTCACCCAACACGCTCATGATGTACGAAGGGAACGGAGCGACCGAGCCGTTACCGAACACCGTGAACGACAGGTTGCGGAAGTATTCGATTTCGACCGACCCGGCCTTCAGTCGCTTGGTTCCACCGTCCGCCGACCCGGCGACATTGCCGATCATCTGGTCAGGAAGTTCAGGGTTCGACGCGATCAGGATCGATAGAAGGATCGTTGCCATTTCAATCTGTGGAGCGACCGGGATAGTCACACCCGCGATGACGCGCGGCCATTTGAGCGGTTGATCCGGATCGACCTTGTCACCAATCCAGCACTGTGAATCGATCCACCGGGTAGCGGTGACAACCGCGCGACCCTTGTCGTCTTCAAGCAACGCGTCCCAATCAGCGACGTTCAGCGAACCGTTCGCATAATCATCGACCTGTTCGACCGTGGCGTACGTTTCGTATGTCTTGCCGTTGATTGTGACGTTTGGCATGCATTAAAGCCCGCTCATGATGGATAATGAGCGGGACAATAACAGCAAATTTGCCGAATGACTATGGTGTCAGGTAGTCGACATGATTCCAGCGGTCTTCAGCGCAGCAAGCAACGCGTCATATTCCGCTTTTGTCGGGTTCGCACCGGCAGCATTGGCAACAAGTGCCGCCTTCTTGACCGTACCGGCGACGGTGGTCGTCGCGGCGGCGGTTACACTGCGTCCGTCCGGGGTCTCGAAACCACCGGCTTTGATGACACGCTTGTCGATTTTATTCACGCCCATTGTTCGGGACTCCTTCGGTTAGGGGAACGTATTCTTCGGCTTCACTCACGCCGAGCAAGGTGCGAACGTCGTTGATGACAGGATCGGTCGGCGATAGGATCGCACCGGCTGTCGCCATGTCACGAAGTGCGGCGGTGATTTCTTCGACGCTCTTGAAGCTGACATCTTCCGGCTGAAGCGAAGGCATAAGGTCTTCGTTCAGACCGTTCATTTTCCACAACGGACCGAAAAAGTCCTTGTCCATTGCTTCGCCGATATCCTTGGTGCAGGAATTGACGTTCAGGTACAGATTGCGCGACTTGTCTTCCGACAGCGCACGCGATCCGCTATCCTTGCCAACGAGAAGCCCTTCGACGCCGAGAATCAACGCCATGTCGTACGCTTCACGATTGATCGCTTCGCCGACCGCTTCGATCCCCTGTGAACTTCCCGTCAGAATATCCATGTCCCATTTGGGAGCGCTTGACGGTGTCTCGCCGGTGTCGGTCTTGCTCATGTACACAGAACTGTCAAGCAACAGACCGGTGTTCGTGGATTTGGCACGGAGCGAAACGAATTGTGCCATGCCGTTGATCATCGCGTCGGCTTGCGCGCGTGTGATCTGACCAGCTTCGACGGCGGCTTCGACTTCGGCGCGCGGCGCGCGGCCCACGGGGATACCCCGGAAGTCACGTTCAAAGCCGGAACCTTCGATGCGCTTATATTCCATGTACCTGTCGGCGGGTTCGGCAAGGTGACGCACAAGCCCGAAGCCTTCCGGACTATCCGTCAACGAATCATCGACCAGATAAATCAGCTTCCCGCGCGGGATATAGATCGGCTGGTACGTCAGCGGCGAGAACTGCACAACGCCCTTGACGTCGCCGTTATTATCGATGTCCCATTGCTGAATCGTATGTTGCGGGCGCGGCGCGACACGCTTGAAACCAAGCTTCCCGTCCTTGCGCTTCTTCGCCGTCCATTCCTGAAGCCCGAAGCCGTAAAAGCGGAACATCGCCGATCGGCGAATAATCCGGTGCCACGACTGATCCATGTCGTACATGCATTCTTCGGCGAACTCGGCGAGTGCCTTCGCTTCCGACGAATCGTTCTTCGGTTCGATCTTCCATTCGGGAGACGCGACAAGGTTCAGGAAGTAGTGAATACCAGCGGCGACGATCGAAACGTTCGCTAGGATATCCGAAGCGGTGATATACTTCTGTTCGCCGATCAGGCGCGGATTGCGCTCTTCCGGGGTGTTGATATAGCCGCCGACAACCTGAAAACCCGGAACGCCCATGTTCTTCATGGGTTTCACGGGTTCAGGTGCTACACCGACTGATGTGACTCCGGGTAAATCTGCCATACCGTGACACTTATCACAGCGTCACGGGGAATGACTAGGTCATGACGATCCGTCTTCGTTTCAGACCTTCGTCACGGTTCATCGGTTCGCCGACATGCCAGAACCCACAATGTCGGCACTTGAACGGAACGCGAACTTCGCGGTCGTGCTTGCGACGGATGTCCTTCGCGTCATATGCCGCGTGGTGAAAGTTTCGGTACTCTTTCTTTCCATGGCAAGTCGTCATGTTCCGAACCTTATCCTGACCGGGTTCTGTCGCTCGGCGGCGGCTTCGCTGGCAAGCCAGACCAGTGCGGCGAGCATCGGCGCGTCAATCGCGACGTGCGTGTTCTCGGCGGCAATGTGTGCGATCATGCCCGACATTTCAGTCAAGCCGCCTTGTTCAAGATAAGCGACGATCGGTGCGATTTCACTCGGCGGTTTCTGCATTGGTCTTCACCTTGACGTTGATTCGGTACAAGACCTTACCACGATTGCGACCGACTTTCATCGCCTGATCGCACGAAGGATGCGGGAAACCCATCATATGAGACGTGATCATTCCACCGCGATACACGTTGATCACCGCGTCACGAATGTTTCGCTCTTGGTCGAAGATTGGGAGATTATATCGATCAATCATGGTGCAACCATCCTTGCGAAATCTTCAACGGTTCGGCAGTCCTGAAACGACTCGGCGCACCGGGGGAACGCATCGTACAGTGCCGTTTCAAGCTGGTCGCGCTCCTTGCCGACCAAACCCCAATCGATCGCCACATCATCAGATCGTTCGACCTTGTGCGCCGGAATGCCGAAGATGCGTTCGATCAAGTTCGCGATTTTGTCACAGATAGAAAGATGCGTCATGATCACACCGCCTTTCGGAATGCGACGACATCGTTAGGTGTAGCGGTCAAGCTGCGAGACCAATCAATCGCACTGACCACGTATTCACTAAGCCGAGTGCCGTTCCGAAGCTGAACTTCGACAATATCATTCAGTCGCAATTCAGCCGGATAAGCGCCTTTGCCGTGCCAATCGATCCACGGACGATCCGGTTGCGCCGGTTCAGTAATTTTTCGATACGACACCACTTCGATACCGCGCCGATACGCTTTCGAATACGACCAGTCGATGACGTCGACACGTTCTGTCATCGCACCGCCGTTACGGAGTCGCACTTGAACGTAATCCGACATCTTCAGTCCTTCCGGAACGGAGCCGTTACCGTCCCAATCGATCCAACCGTCATCAACGGCAAACTGATTCGCATCGATCGTCGTACGGGTCTTTCCGTCCGCTGATGTGACGGTCATTCCGACATCCACACCGCCGACCGAAACCCTGCCTTCTTCATTGATCCGAATAGGCGTCGCGGCCACGGACATTGCTTCGATGTTGCCGAAGTCGGTGTTTGCGATCAACCAAGGCGAAGACGAATCACCCTGTCGCATCGTTTCGAGTTCTTCAACTACCGCTTGCCGAATTTGCTGTTCGGTCGTTGCGCCCGTGACGCCGCGATATAGCTTCAGCGCTTCTTTCGCGCTATCGGCTTCGATCGTGAAGCCTTCCCATGTGATCATGACAGCCATGCTTATGCCCTTCTCCGTTGAACTGACGAAACGATAAATTCGATCGTTGTCAGGTGTCAAGCTGTTGACAAGCGACAACAGCTAAAATAGTTGTACGGCAGTCAAAACGGAGAATCATCGAATGTCTGAACGTCTAAAACAGTTCTATCGCGAATATCTCGCATGGGTCGAAGCCGGTTGCCCGCACAGTGATATATTCGCCACAAACTGGGGTCTGTGCACATGCTTGGATGGTTGGTCGGGCGATGACGACGTTCTTCATGAGGAACAGGCATCTTTGTTTCGGTCTGCTGGACTAAGTGTGGCGTACCCGTTTAACGAAGACATGGTGTGCTACGGCTACGAACACAACAAGACGAAAAATGAAGCCCGTATATCATGGGTACGGGAGCAAGCGGCATGACGATCAGACACAACGGCTTGCGGATCGACCACGCGCGGTTCTACACACCCGAAACGACGAAGTTCGACGGAACGCCGTTGCGCGCTCCCCGCTTCGAAATCATGTTCAAGGAAGACGCGAACCCTGACCGCCCGGAACTGCCTTGGCGGTCTTCGTCGCGCGACCCGGCGCGCACACGATACGCCGTCTATGCTGCGACAGCCACACCACGCTTGACATTCGCCAAACCGGAAGATTACGTGAACCTGATCGCACTTCACAACGTGTTCAAGGTGCGCAACATTCCTCTTGATTTGATGTTCCGTGGCGCGCTGTGCGACCTGATCGTCAAGGAATGGGAACGCAACGATGAAACGGTGTTGCAGTTCTCCGAACTGATCTTCGCCGACATGACCACATTCAACATAAACGGAGATTTACCAGCATGACAAACATAATCACAGGTCCGGGTTTCTATCGCACTGTCGACGGTCGTCGCGTCGAACTGATCTTACGACCCGGTGGCGACATTGCCGAAGCACTGAACCTTGAATGCTTTGACGGCACCCGTAACGGACCCCTTAGAGTTCCGGATTCGAAACAGAAATACTTGTTGACCGGCGCGGTGTACAATATGAGACCCGGCGAAGAAAACGATCGGATCGTCGGACTATAGTCCGACGATCCGAAGGTCGGCGAAACGTGGTACGGTCGTGCGTGCTATGTCCCGTACAAGATCGAAGCGGTTGCGGCTGGTCACGTGATCGTCAGCAAAGAGCCGAACTATTCAAGCGCAATGGACCTACATTCGTTTCATCTGTCGTATCAACCCGCGCCGCGTTTTATCGACGGTTGGGTCAATCTGTGGCACGACGGCGACAAGCACTTGGCGACCGTCGAAGTCGAAAGCGTGCCGACATGATCATTCCGCGTTACGACCTGATGTCCGATCTTGAGCTTGAAATGTCGCTGATGACGATCAAACTCGCATTGAACACAACGTATGGGAACCCGTTCTTGTGTTACGCGCTCATGTCACTTGTTCGACATGAAATGAAAAAGCGGGTTGCGGCGCGCGCCGCGATCGGCTAACAGTTGACATCAGACAACAACGGAGAACCTATCAATGATCATTCGTCTTCGCCGCTACGTGAAGCGCATCACCTATCCGGACGGCGACATCAGCAAGCCGGAAGTCACCAACGAACTTGTCTTGGATAAAGGCTTGCGTGTTCAGACCGTGCCGCGCGTCGGCGAGTACGTCGGATATCGCCGATACGAAAACGGTAAACTGTTCATGGTGAAGCACGTCGGTCATACGATTGATCAGGCGCGACCCGGCGACACCGATCATGACATCGTTGTGGAGATTGACTAAATGACACAGCCGATCAAACCGAGCGACGTCGCCGCACAACGACGAACGATCATCCCCGAAGGTGTGATCAAGGTTTTTAACCACCTGATCGCCGAGAATTACGCGGGCGGTGAATCGATGGTCAAGCAAGAAGCCGTGATTGAATGCCTTGTTCGCGGCGGCTTTAACCGATCGCAAATCTTCGATAAAGGGTGGTTGAACGTCGAAGAACTCTTTCGTGCGTCGGGTTGGGAAGTCGAATATCACAAGTCGGATTATACCGACACATACGATTCATATTTCGTGTTCAGGGGAGCGTGACACATGGCTGATTTCTGCCAACAGTGCACCATGACGACGTTCGGACCAGAAACCCGTGATCTTGCCGGTCTGTCGACACCTGAAGACACCGTGAAAGGTCTGTACGCCGTCGTGCTGTGTGAAGGGTGCGGCCCGACACTGGTCGACCATGAAGGCAAGTGCATGTGCGAGGATTGCTTAGAAGGACATGGGAAACAATGAGCAAACTAACCAAGAAACTCGAATGGCGCGAAGTCGAAGAAGGCTGGTACGCTGTCAATCGCGGCGACGAACAACTGTATTCGCCCGTTCCACCGTACGAAGTGCGGATTACGTCACGCGGCGAAGTTCGCGTTCGTGGTTTTGCTTCACTGAACCGCTTCGAAACATTCGACGGCTCGGTCGAACAGGCAAAGGCGGCTTGCCATGATCATTTCGAAAGGCTGGTGACTGAATGGCTAGTCTGAAGATCATTCAAATCGCCGTCGAACTTGAAGACGAATCGATCGCTGTCGTATCGCTCCCGCAAGAGCGCATGAACATGCTGATCGGCTTCATTGAAGCGTTGTCGGAAGGTCCGATCAAGCTGGTCAAGCTCCCCGGAATGAAGCGCGTGCCGCTCGCTGAAGCGGTGACAGAATGACCGCTCGAGTCGTACTGTTGATCACCCTGACCACTGTCACAACATCGCTTGTGACAAGCTTTTTCCTCTTTGCACTGGTGGCACGATGAAACAGAAATACGAATTGACCGAAGCCGACATCAAGCGAGCTATCGCGCTGTATATTATGACCGAAAACCCCAAAGTGACGAACGTCGAATATTCGAAGGTGTATCTTTCCGCATCGGCGAATATCGATGATCGATACGGCACGTCATACGGCCACACAATCAGCGCAACGGTGGATGTGCAGTGATGAACATTCGAGCGCAAGCGGTGAACATAACGGCGACTATCGCCGGGTTGTACAAGGAACTTGGTCAGCTTCAAGAGACCTGTACGCACGAAACGAGTGCGTACAGTCCGAAAGGCAGTTCGGGCGGATGGGACCGGGATAGTTATTACTGGTACGAATGCCATTGTTACGACTGCCGCAAGTCGTGGACGGTCGACCAGAGTGTCGGCAAAGCACCGTGCAAGCTGAAGGTCGAACGGGTTGACTATTTGGCGAACCCGGAGAAAATCGCACTGTTGATCAAAGTGGAAGAATGTCGATGAAAGAGCTATGCGAAGGCGAAGCGCTGTTGATTATCACCCTTCGTATTGCGATCGAACTCGGCATGTACTTTTCGTATCAGGGTGAAATCTGGTACGATCCATACGAACTAGCTTATTGGGGAGCCTGATCACGATGCTAGACGAAGTTCCGAATTGGCGAGCCGGTCACTACGTTCGTTTCGAAGATATTGAATTCATGGTGACCGATATCCGGTACAACGACGAATATAACCGGTTCGAATACCGACATGGTCCGCGCTGGTATAATCAAAAGCACTTGGTGTTCGTGCGTTAACCCGCCATCGGAACAGCCACAGGCGCGGCGAGCGCGTAAATCTTTTCGGGCGTTTCGACAAAGACGCGGTGCGCGTTCGACACCGCGTCGACTTGGTCTTTCCACTTACCACCGGGGAACATGCACAGTTCGTCAATGAAGGCGTCGTTCCAATCCGCGACCAGAATGTCGACGTTCCCGGCTTCACACTGTGCGGCGAACGGCAAGGCGCGCTCTTCCTTGTCGCCCATTTCCTTCTTAGCCTTGATGTTGAAACCGTCCATATGTTGGATGATGTCTTTCGCCTGATACTTGCCGCCCGCGCCGGGGTCTTGCGGGATGAAGATTTCAACGTTCCCGTATTGGTTCTTATCCGACGTGCCTTGCGCCTTCATATTCGTGCGCACCGTGTGTGACTCTTCTTGAAACCGCGTAACGTGCGCGACGATGTACCGACCGCCCGCCATCTTGCCGAGCAACACACCGCACGTGTAAGCCGCGTTCGCATCCTTCGTCGCCGCCAAGTCCCACCAGCGAACCCAACGCACGTTTTTCGGTAGTTCGTTGACGAAGCAACCGTCGAACCACGAACGTTTGAACATGCCACCGTCGCGCGGTACTGGTCGTTGCTGAAGCTGACCGGCTGTCGCATACGCACCAAGGATACGTTCAAGAGCATCGACCGCACGTTCGCTGTAACGCTCCGGGAAGAGCAATTCACCGTCGACCGTTCGCCAGTCGAGCGGATCAGGACGTTCGGCGTCGAAGCGCATCGGCAAGATCACACACCGATAACCAAACCGATCGGGTTCCGCCAAGATGATACCGGACGGATCGACTTCGTTCAGTCGTTGCATGATCATGATGATCGCCGACTCGTCGTTGTTGATACGAGTCGGAAGCGTTTCACGGAAAATACGTGCGGCTTCGGTCAGGTGCGCCGGACTGTTCGCGTGTTCAGCCGATAGCGGGTCGTCAATGATGACGAAGTCGGAACGTCGACCGGTCAGCGAACCGAACGGCATTGCCTGACGAAAGCCGCGATGTTCGTTTTCAAAGATCGTCTTCGCGTTCTGGTCGGCGGCGAGCTTCAGCGGCCACCGTTCCTGATACCATTCGCTTTCCACGATGATACGCATTTTACGCGCGTCGCGGATCGCCAAGCCTTGTTCGTGCGCCGCGCCGGTGAACGACTTCGACGGGTTGATCGTCCATACCCATGCCGGGAACATGACCGACGTAAGAATCGACTTCATCGTTCCGGGCGGAACGTTCATCAGCAATCGTGGTTGAAAGCCCGGTTCGAACAAGACACGTTCAAGCTCGCCGCACATCACGTCAAGGACATGACCCCATACAAGCTTTGTCGACGGTTCGATGATCGGCCATGCGCGCTTGACGAATTCGGTTAAGCTTATGCATTCGCGCCGATCACGTTCGATCCGGACACGCTTCAACTCCCCGGCGATGTCGTTCGGTATCGCGAATTGCAGCATTTCGAATGATAAATACGCGGTGGATGTCGAATTGTCAAAGAAGGGGTGTTGACAGGCGACAACGGAACGACATATAAACGGTCATCAACCACGGAGAATCAAGGCAATGAAGAAGTCTGAAACACGCGAAGCCGCCCGCCTTGCACTTGTACGTTTTGTGCATCTCGGCAAAGAGGAACGCGACACAGCCGATTATTCAACCGTTGTTTATCGTAACGAATGCCAGATCATCGTTACGTTCGTCAGCCCCACTAAGCGTAATCCGGATCGTCTGACGCAGCACGTTTACAGCATTGATTGCAAGTTCCAGTACGCAACATCATTCTAAGGTGACCAGCATGTTCCGACAGATACACCCCGTCAGCGGGGAAACGATCAGGGAAGGCGTGACGGCTGACGATATCATTCGCCACTGTGTATTTGCGAACGACCGCACGCTTCCGTCAATCGTCGCACGGATCGTCATCGAAATCGAAGCCGGTCGAATGACGGGTCAGATCGAATGCGACGACGGCACCGTATGGGCGAAGGATTAGTCACTTGGTAAACGCCCGTCACGGCGCGGCGCTTATCCGGTCACTGATGGCCGATAACGAAAGGGAAAAACATACATGCGTAAAACTGCAATGATCGCGCTTTCCATGGCGCTTCTGATGTCCGGTTCTGCTATGGCCGCGCCGTCTTGCACACTGGTCACGTGGGTCGACACGGGTTGCACCGTGGACAACGGCGGGTTCGGATCGACCGACTCGAACGGGCTTCAGATCGGCGATGTATCGGCACCAGCCGCGCCGAGTGCACCAAGCGTCGAACCGTCCGCACCATCGGAAGAGCCGAGCGTTGACCCGACCCCCGGCGACGACGAACCTTCGGAGCCTTCCGACCCGACTCCGGGCGATGATGACGGTGACGACGGCGACACGGGCGGTTCGGTTCCCTCGACGCCGATCGGTCCGGCACACCCGACCCATCCGTCGCATCCGACGCACCCGACGCATCCGGGCCGCAAGTAACAACAGATAGGGGCGCGAATGCCCCTTCAATCTTTCACAGGTGACGGACCATGAAACCTTTTATCATCGCACCAGCCGTCCGACTGACACATCCCGAAGCACTCGTGCACCGACAAGAGCTTGTTCCGCAAACGCTGAACCAACAGTACGGTTCTATGTATCGCGTCGACCTGAAGCTTGACCCGGACACATTCGCGAAGGTGACAAAGTCGCTGTTCGCCGAACGTCAAAAGATCGGTCGTGCGCTCCGTCCGCGTAACAATCGGATCAGCATCAAGAACTTCGACGGCTCGGCGGGGTACGAAGTGTACGACGAAAAGATCGGCAACCGCGTGCGATACGTGACGAAGCTTTACAGTCATGGGATGTTCATCACGCGACTGGTCAGCAAGCGTAGGAAGCTCGCAATCGCAAAAGGTCAGGATTGGCTCATATGACCGAAGGTTTCGTATCACACCCTACATCGGGTGAAACTGATGTCGCGATCCTGAAGGCGCATAACGACAAAATGGCGCGGGCGTTGCTCATGGTCCTTGAAGACTGGTGGCCGCTGGTACACGATCGGACATCGCGCTTCACTGTCGCAGCGCAAGGCGATATCGTTCGGAAGGCGTTGAACAATGAATGACGCCGAGCGCGCCGAGATTGTCCGAAAGTCGATAGTTGATCACTTGACCCGCTAAACGGCGCAATACTCCCCGTCACCCTGCAAATTCATCCACGTGTGAAGGTCCGTCATATCGTACGGACCTTCTTCATTGAAAGCGTCCCACAAAGCGCGCAATTCGTCCCGGCTCATATGCTGAAAAAGACGCTTCAATCGTTCTTCTTCGCAAGCACGACGTATGATGTCACCTAAAACCATGCTTCAAACCCATACAGATCGTCACAGGCGCGTTTTCTAACCTTCGGCGGGCTTAGACGCCATCGCGATCAAGAACGCTTCGTATGCGCTCAATTGTTCAGGCGTCATATTTGCGATGTCCGGCCCGGTCGTTTCGATCTTGCCGCTGTGGTCGACCTTCTCCGTGATCAAGCCGAGCATCTTCGCCATGTCCATCATGACGGCGCGCTTGTCGTGTAGCTTGATCTTCACGCCTTCCTTGGTGTTCCCGATTTCCATGACGCTGTACGACGCGTTGCGCGTCAGGTCGTCGGACGGGATAAGCTGAACACCCGCCGAGACGATCAATGCGCCGTCCTTGGCGCGTCTTTCGCTGGTCTCCGGACCCCATTCCGCAACGTCGCGCATGTCGGTGTCCACCATGCGACGCATGCGTTCTAGCAACCAATCCCGATCGACTTCCGAACGATCGAACAGTTCTTGCTTGGCGAACCTGATCCGACGTTTGATCTTCGGACGCTGCAACAACGCATAGCCGATCTGGCTAGCTCCGGTTTCCGAATAACCCGCTTCACGTGCCGCCTTGGTGGCTGACCAGTGCACGACGTACCGTTGAACGAACAGTTCTTGCTTTGCGGTCAATCCTTCGTCGTTCTCGACTTCCGGTTCAGGTGCGCCGACCCCCGGAAGGTTCGTCACCGTCACACCCGGCAGATTCGCCATTTTACATACTCCAACCCGTTTTCTGTATTTCCCTATACATAATCACAAACCAAGGAATTGACAACGGCGTCACGAGACGTCTTAGGAATCGCGACTTTTCAAAGTTCGTGACATCGTTGTTTTTGCAAGCTTTTCGATCCAAAAACACAGTCTGAATTAACTTGATGACACAAACTTTTACTCCCCTACTACATAATATGTACATACGATTCATATTATTAAATACTATATGTACATATTTCTTACCTACTGAATATAAATAACTTAGTATAGAGTCATGGAGAAGAAAAAGATCAATGATTTCAACAATGTCACGAACTTTCCTTTCGTGACGCAACGTGTCATGTCGTGACGCCTATTGACAATCACGTAAAGGGACGGTTAGAACCTTGAATATGATTAAGAATTTGACAACCGGTGCAACTTACACAGACGCCACGGAAGCCGCCAGAGCCCTTGGAGTCACGAAAAGACATGTACATAATTGTCTGAACGGCTATTACGTACACATTAATGGGAACCGTTTACGCACGATGAAGCCCCCTATAAAATCAAAAATTTGTACACGTCCCGATTTGGCGAAACCTGTTCGGTGTATCGATAACGGCAGAACGTACACATCCCAAGCGAGCGCGGCACGTGGTGCAAGGGTTCCTGAAGAAGTGATGTCGCGTCATCTGAACCGGATCGGTCATCGTTTGATCAACGGTATGATGTACGAATATGTACATAAGCGCGATCGTCCGGAGCCACCGACGCCGAAGGGCTTGGAGCGCTGCAATACGCGAGACCTTTTCAGATGAGTAAGGCGCTAAGGCTGAATGAAGGCGGGAAGATTTTCCGATCGGCGGCAGCTTGTGCCGCATGGCTCGGGGTCACGCGCTCGGCTGTAACGAACCATTTGAAGGGACGCGCACCGACCGTCAAGGGCTTCACGATTTCATATATACAGTCGGTGCCGCATAGATTCCCCCCGGCTACACATCCGCCGAAACGGATCATCTTCGGCGACGACGGGCGGTTCTATCTGACATATTCGGAAGTGGCGCGGGCGAACGGTATAACCCCGGCGAAGGCTCGGTCTATCATTCTGTCACAGCCTGACGGCGTGTTCCGCATGCCGAAGCCTAAGAAGGCATACACCGGCGATCTGTTCTCTTAACATGAAGCGGCCCGGACGCTGTGTGCGGACGTCCGGGCCTTCGGCGATCCCACGGGGTGGTTTGCGGGTCAGCCGAGTCTGAATATCTCGCACATACGATTAACCGATACACGTTCGTACATGGCGAGTGGTGCGCCGGTCACATGGTCGCGGAACGATACATTGAACAAGCCGTCACGAACACTTGTGATCTTCACAACCGCATTGGAAAGACGGAACAACAAACCATCGTCTTCCGCACACAGATCGGACGCATCAACGGCGGACACGAAACGCCCGCCGCCTAGCTGGTAGAGAATGACATTAGCGACATTCATTCGGATGTCTCCCCTTGCCGAACCCGGCGATTATAAGCCGTTCCGCATATAGGAGTCAAGAATTTTTCGAGAAGGTCGGCTAACTCCTTGTCAGTCAAGTCAATGGTTCCTTTCCGTTCCTAAGCGCCCGCTGACCCTTTAACGGTCTCATGACCGGATCGATTCCTTTCATGCGCGCCAATCTTTTCAAGACCCTACATGCCTTCGGGTGGTCGACGTAATGATGCTTACCGTTTTTCCCGATGATGTATGCGTTACGACCCCCGCGTTCGTCGCGAAGATCGATTCGAAGGCCGAGCGTTGAAGCCAGTTGCAAGGGTGACCATTCGTCAAACACGGATGAACTTCCCCGGTGCGTAGCAAAACATTTCATGTGCCTGATTGACGAAGCCGCCAAGCTGACCAGCCGAGTTTGTGAGAAGGATAGACGCGGCGGCGATCTGCGAACGCTCTTCGTGTGCCGAGCCATCAACGGTGCATACGCGGAAACCGCGACCGTTAAGAGCCTTCACACGAACCTTGATACCGTGGGCGGCAAAGGCGTTCTTGATTTCGTTGCTGGTCATGTCCGTAAAATCTCCGTTTCAATGACTACGTTTATAAGCTGTTTCGGTGCGGATCGTCAAGCGAAAATCCGCACCGGGTTCAACGTTTTATTCGTTCCTGTAAAGCGCCGATTCGTCCCAACCGCGAAGCATGAAGTCGTCTTTCGCGCGTGCCGCCTTGACGGGCGTCTTGCTGCAAAACTTGTCCCACATGTTCGCGAACAGGCTGTACGTCTTGAAGTCGGCGCGGCGGATACCCTTCGCCCGTTCCTTGATCAGCATTTCACGGAGCGCGTGCGCCGCATCGCCCTTGTAATCGGGAACCCCCGTCTTGAAGACTTGCACGAACGCATTGGCTCGGTCCGCTTCGTTCTGAAGCGTCGCGCCGACGTAGTGAATTGCCGCTAGGATTGCCGGTCGCGCTGGTGACGAATTCAGCGTCAAGGTTGCGCTTTCGATAATGCCCGGATGAAGCTCCATCAGGTGCACGTATTCCGCCGCCGTAGGTGTTGCCGCAAGGTCTTGCTTTGCGAAGATCACAAGGTTACGGATCGCCGCCGAAACGGCCTTGCCGCCTTGCACACCGTACGTCATGGTCAGCGTGTCGCCGATGTTTCTCGGTCTGCCGCGATCAATGGTTAACTGATCTTCCCGGTCGACGCCGGTGATCAGAACCGTTTGAAACGTCACGTCGGCAATGACACACGCCGTCAGGCGGTGCTGACCGTCCTTCAACTCCCCGTCGACACCGATTCGGATCGCGTCACCATTCAAGCGCCACTTGCCTTGTTGCATGTCACGCACCATCGCGGCGACCGCATTCTTTGAAATGGTTCTGTTTTTTGGATTGGCGGAAAGAAGACGTGTGGCCCACTCCGGAGTCATGGTTACGATTGTAACATTTCGTGATTCTTCAACCGGCAGTTCTTTTTTTGCTACGTTTTTCATGTGGATAACCCCTTGATCTGTCGGAATTGACAGTAAGCAACAAATTATAGTGCTTGACTAAAATTTCAAGGGAAAATATTAGCCGCTTCGGTTATGGTTTATGAAAGGGCTTGAACATGACTCCATGGTCTAACGAAATTCCCGGCAAGCATCCCCTGAAACTTACGTCGAAAGTACGGGTTCAATACCGCGACGGTAGTATCAGCCAGCATCTTTCAACGGTGCGCGATCACCACGGAATCGGCGACGAAAGTAGTAATTGGTTCAGCGCCGGAGAACCTGAAGACATCGTCGCATATGAGGAAATCGCCGCATGAGTCAGCACTGTCGCGCGAACCCCTGTTGCGGTGACATACCGTGTTCAGGTATTCCAATTCCACAACACGCATCTGGATTGACTTTTCATAATCCGCCCGGTGTTAGGTTTGACGATAAGAACCGCGCAATCGTTGGTGTCGTGGTTGACGATCCCGCCGTTATCGGTGAAATGAACGGCGTTAAGTTTTACGACCCGTGGCACGTCCGGAACGAATTCCCGTCGTGCAAATGCGACGCCAGCGGCACGCATCAAGTCACGGTCGTTCGTGAAGTCACCACGACGTACAAGTTCTATGTCGCGCCGGGTCAAGACCCACACGAAGCGTTCGATAATTACGTCAAGGCGATGGGCGTGCAACGGATCATCAGGAAATCGGAGCCGCGTAAAGCATGAACAACGTCGTAACGCCGTTCGGTAATCCGCTGGTGCACCGAGTATCGGCAGCAACGAACAAGATGGAATTGGCACGCTGTGCCAAGGACGCGAACCCCGGAAACATCACGTACGCGTTTGATTACCACCGGGCGAAACAAGAACGTGAAGCGGCAATCCTAGCGCTCCGCGCAACCTTCAAACTAGTATGGGTAAACCCCGATGTTAAGTAAGAACGAAGCGGAATGCCTGACCGCGTGGTCGAACACCGTCGAAGAGTGGGACGTCTTGTCGTTCAAGCTCATCGGCGAACAGTGCACGCTTGATAAGACGCTGATCCGTCGAACCGTACGCGCATTGGCGCGTAAGGGATACACCGTCTTCGTGCGCGGATGCATGAACGACGAAGGAATGGTATGCGGTAGCGGATACGCGTTGACCGCCAAGGGAAGACAACATGTCACAGGCTAACATTCTAAACATTCTCAAAGACCCGTACGTTCAGCAACATGGTATCACCATTGATGAACTGTGCGATCGTCTCTATCGCGATGACCCGCAAGGCGGACCGTCGCATCCGCACGACTCGGCACGCGTGATGATCAGCCGCTTGAAGAGCAAGGGTTACAAGATCACAAACCAGTTCATCGGGCGCGGCAACAAAGCGGCGTACCGTTTGAGTATCGGCAAGGAAGCGCTGACACTCGGTTTGCGTTATGCGCGTGAAGCGCACCGTCTAGCCGGAATGACGCTCGGTCACCTGTCGCAACAGCTTGACCCGACACAGATGGAAGAAGCGAAAACCCGGTACGCCGAAATCGCCGAGCATATTCGCATCATCGAAACGGAGATTAACGCCGTATGACCGAGTACACCGACGCAGAATTCCGAAGGTTCGATCGCCTCACACGGGAAACCGGAAGCCGCGATCAGGTCGTTACGATGATGTTGACGCGGTCATTACAAACCCGCCTTGGTCGCGTCCGATCCTTCATGCGATGATCGTTCACTTTGTCGAGACGGCGCACGAATGCTGGCTTCTCTTCGATTCGAACTGGTGGAACACGCAACAATCTGTACCGTTCGCGAAGTGGTGTACGGACATCGTTCCGATCGGGCGCGTCAGGTGGATCGACGGCACGAAGAACGACGGCAAAGACGATTGTTCATGGTATCGGTTCAGCGCCGACTCGAGCGGTCAAACTATTATTCATCCACGGTGTTGACACCCGACGACGAAACAGCTTATGACCATTGCCAGTGAAACGGAGAATCACACAATGCTTGAACGGTTTGACGAACTCGCCAGTTTGGCGCGTATTTACGTTGAAGACGGCGCACCGCTAACAGCGGCGAAAAAGTTGAAACAACTTGCTGAAGAACTTGAAGAGTTCGACCGGCAGAAAACCGCAACACTGAAGAAAATTCGACGTCGCCGGGGGTCTTGACAATGGCACGGAGACACATAGTCGGGTTGGATGACTTCAGAAGTCACACCCTTGACGGAACGTTGGCGGGCGATAGCCGCGCCGGTAAGCGTCTTGATGTCGAATATTTCGTCGCGAATATGACGGCTCGATATCACCTTCACATCGCGGGCGAACAGCTTCAGACCTTCGATTCGTTCGAAGACGCGATCACCGCTTATAATGAGGTAGGATGATGATCAAACAGCTTAATTGGTCGGAAGATTGCGACGGTGATTTCACCGCATCAAGCGTATTCGGTGCGTATGGTGTGTTTCGCGGTGGTCATCGTACGCACAACATGTACACGCCTTCGGCAAATAATCCGAAAGTCTTTGATGCCGGGAAACTACGGGGTTGGTTCTGCTATGCGATCCACCGTGGCGCTTTCATCATGTGCCAGCCGACCAAGTGGCGGGAGATTCCGGAATGACCGATTCATGTCATCCTTCCCATGTTACGCGCGCTAGTGACGCTAGTACGTTTGATGAAGTTTGCACCAATTGTGGCGCGACAGACATCGCCGGTGGCGGGTGGGGTAAACTCGCAGAACCGTGCGTACTTGCTTCACGTCACAATGATTCAACCGGCGAATGCGAAAGCGTTGATGTCGAACCGACAAAAGTCGCACAGCTTCGCGAAAAAATAAGCAACCGCCCGACTGTCACAATGTCGGCGGTCAAGGTGCTGGCAATCCGTGACGCGCTGATCGCCGAAGACTATGAAGAAGCGTATCACCAGCTTTACGGCGCGGTCGATCCGACATTCACCAAACTTGAACCATGGGCTGAACTCGAAAGGATTCGTGATGAAATACGAAGGACGTGACCCATACGGGAAGAAGATCGTCGGCACTCTTCACAAGGAGTGGTCAAACGGTATCACCATCGAATACGAAAACGGTGTTCGGGAGTTCATCAACAAGGAACGGGTGATTGGTCCCGTTGTCGAACAGTATTCGGGGGATTTGTTCAAATGAGCGAACGCATTATCGGCGTAGCGGTGCGCCTTGACGGCGAAGTCTACCCACTTCTAGCGCCTGCTAGGCACGGTCAGGCTATCCGCCTGATCACTGCTTGCATGCCCGATGACCCTGACGCCGGGTTGAAGGCCGAACAGGGTTTCGTCACGGATCGCGCCCGGTTCGTGACGCGCGAAGAAGCGCGAGAACTGGTCAAGTCGTTCATGAAAGAAACCAGCATGTGGAGCAGTGTCATGAGTAGCTACGTGACTCGAATGTCCGTGGTGCGGAAAACGTACCCGCGCGCCGAGAACCACGGGGAACCGGATAACCCGGAGCCGTCACGCCATCCGACCGAACTGTTCAGCGAGGATTTGTGGTAACGTGACCGGTCCGCAACTTTTCAGGTGTGACCGCTGTTGTCGCCCGTACGCCCGCAAAGACTTCGCTTGTCCGACATGTCCTGATCCGATCAAGGAGCTTGTCGCCGAACGCTACGTCGGCGCGGAACACTTGACGACGCGGGAACTGATCGAACTGCGTCGTTCCGTGTGTATCGAACTGTACGAAAAGCATCACCTGTATTACTCGCACATTGCGAAGTACATGAACAGCGACCCGTCGACCGTCAAGTACCTGATCAATTCGAAGCCGAAGAAAGGCTATCCGATACTTGAAGTTTTAACGGAGCCGATGCGAACGAAACAGGTCGCGAAAGCGATCGGTTCAGCCGAAGAATGGACGCGTTTGAAGCTTCACGAATTGCTTGATTTACGTCGTGTTAAGCGTCGTGCCGATGGCCTATGGACAAGGGTTTAAAAACAGCATATAAACGACTCACTCAAACGGGAGTGATTGCAATGCTGTTGATTACCGCTGTAACTATCGTTGCGATCGTTTTCGTTATCGCAACACCAAGAAAGGGATTCTAATGTTCAAGGAGAACATGACGGAAGAGCGTCACAAGCGCTTTGTCGAAGTCGTTATGCGCAACGGTGAATGGGAAGGTTACGCGATCCGTGACTTTCACGTCACGTCCGAACCTGACGGCACGGTGACGGTCGTTTGGAGCGGCGACAAGCTGGCACGCACGCCGGAAGAACACGAAGCGCTGACGATGCAACTTCAGTTCGCGCTGAACGGCTACCGGAAGCGTTTGAAGGAATGGCGTGAACAGTCGGAACGTTGCGACGAATACGCGCAAACGTACCTTGAATGCATCAACGACACCAAGCTTCAGGCGCGTCGCATGGGGGTGACTCTTGATAACGCTTAATCCAGAACAACGCGAAGCCGTCCCGTTCCTTCGTGCGGAACTCGCCAAGGGTGGCGAAATGACGTTCAACGCGCCGACCGGAGCCGGGAAGACGATCGTTCTTCTTGAAGCGATCCGGGACATTCCGCGCGTCGCGTACATATCGCGGAACCCGACCATGCATCGACAGACCGGGGAACTTGCAAAACAGATGGGTGTCACGAACCTGACGCACGTCGACCCGCGAACCGGGATGATCGGTTACTTCGAAGTCGTGATCGCGTGCGAGTCGGTTCGCGACGTCAAGATCAATCATCATTGCGTGGTGCGGCTGTGAACGACATGATAACCCTTCGTCGTATTCTCATTCTTGCGTGCGCGCTGTGCCTGATCGGCGACCTTGTGCTTTTGCACAACGAACTGAAGGCGCAAGGAAAAGCATTCGTTGAACGGAGTCGGGTATGACATACGCGCGACTGATGATCGAAGCCGACGCGGCGGATCGGTGCAAACGTTGGCAAGAAGCCGCCGATATGTACACGAAGGCGTTGCACGTTCTATTGTTCAATGCGATGTTGCCGGTGACCGACGAACAGGTTCGTCATGTTCAGCACAAGCGCTTTATGTGCTTCATGCGGGTTCGATCCGCGACCAGTCGGCGTTAAGTCTCGCATGCATCATACGTGCCGCTCTTAGCGTTTCAAAGAGCGCTTCTTGCCGTACGCCTTCGTCATTGTCCCATCGGACGCGCCATCGCTTCCCACGTGGCACGTAGGGCCGGGAAAGTATCTCCTTGACGGCGCTTTCGTCCATCCCGAAGCGTTCCGCGATCAGACACGTTTCGACGTGATAGACGCGTGATAATTGATGAATTTTTTCGACGTCGCGCGGGGTGCACCGCTCTTCGTCACGTTGTGTTTTCGCCAAGCGTTTAAGTCTCCGTTTGGCCGCTTTTATCGCACTTCGTTGATTATTTCAACGGGTACTGTTGACACGTGTTCCGAAACGACTTATAAACGGGTCATCGCAACGGAGAACACGAACATGAACAAGGTACGCCGCAACGAACTGAACACCCTTCATGACCGGATAACTGAACTGAAGTCGAAGATCGAAGAAACGCTTCGTAACGCGGCTGAAGAAATGAGTAACATCCGGGATGACCTGAACGCGGTTCGTGACGACGAAGACGAAGCGTTCAACAATCTTTCCGAAGGTTTTCAGAATTCGGAGCGCGGCGAAACGATGCAAGAGGCGATCAATCAGATGGACGAAGCAAGTGTGACACTTGACCGTTTGTCAGACGAAATCGACTTCGAAAATATCGAACGTCAGCTTGACGAAGCGTTTGAAGCTATTGAAAACGCCAAGGGTGAAGCCTGATCAACCACCACAACCCACGGAGAACAACGGACATGATCAACATCAAGCTCAAAGCGCACACTAGCACAGCGCCGACCACTACTGACGGCGTCTATCTGACCGACACAGGCGGCGACATCGTCGCGACCTTCGTATCGCTGGCAACGTTCTACATCGTCACGGGCTTCAGAACCGTCGAAGCGTACAACGCGCATCAGGACCAACAGCCGACCAAGTTTCTTGTATGGGAAAGGAAGCACTGACGATGTCGAAGATCACAGACGCCAACGACTTCGCCGACATGAAGGCACTTCGGAAGGTTGCACGAAACAAGCTGATCGAAGAGATTGAAGGCGGCGGGATGGACGAAGGTCGCGTCTTCCTTCATCTGGTCGACGGTTACGAATTCACCGGTCACGGCACGACGTGTTTAAGCGTTGGTGACGCCGCCGAAATCGAATATGCGCTGTCGCTGATCGTCAAACAGGTGAAGAAATGACCGAGACGATCGACATCACGCCGACTTGGAAGGGCATTTTACCGGTTCTTACTCTGGCGTTAGAACTCGGTTCCGACAAAGGCAGGGACTCGGCAAGGCAAGAACTTGCGCGAATGGCTGAAGCGGCTGATCGTTTCAGCGAAACAACTAAGGTCCGGGAAATGTTGGCGACAATGACCGGTCTCGTGAAGCTGAAGTACGGTAATTTAGACCCGGAAATATGGAAACTCATAACGGACGCTGAAGCGATTACCGGCAATCATTGCGAGCGCGTACCCGACGAAATTCCATTGAACAATATGGTCTAATTCGCAAAACCCTGTGCCATCAAGTAAGCCGCTGTCGATGTATCAACGCCAGCGGCTTTCAATTCGCGTTTGATCCACAGTACCGGGCGTGTACCGGCTTCGGCCATGATCATCTGCGAAGAGCGTCCGATTTCCACATAACCGAGCGTTTCGAGCGCGGCACGGCGGCGGGAACGGTTTGTACGAAGGCGCTTCGATTCTTCAAGCTGTGTGAGTGCTACCGACGAAATCCAGCCGTTCAGGAAGCCTTGACGTCCTTCGCCGATCGCTTCAAGCACTTCGTGTTCATAGTTACCCATCGACGCGCCGATCGCTTCATGAGTGCTTGACGTCTCCGGTGCACGGGCGCGCGCCGCGCCTGATCCGCATGGGTTATAATCCGGATGCAATTCACGGGTTTGAAGGTAGTGGGTCAGATACGCGAAGCCGCCGCCGCGAAGCCATTCCCACATGTCAGGGAAGTATCCGCCCGGAAAATCCCGATGCACGTCTTCGGCGGTCTGTTGCGCGGTGAAGAACGGCGCATAACGGCGCTGATTGGCGTCGATCGGAAGCGAGTTCTTGAAGTTGGAAAGGATGATCCAGTTCGACTTATTCGGGCGCATCGACTTCTTGCCGCCCTTTGCCTGCATTTCGATTTCGTCGGCGGTCAGCCACGTTTTCAGATTGTTTTCGACTTCGTACCGGCCTTCAAGCGTCAGTTCTTCGACCACGATCAGCAACCGGTTTTCAAGCCAGTCGTTGAACTTGTTCGCCAAGTCATCGCTGAACGGTTCGTGTGTGTACATCACGCCGACCGCGCGCTTCATGAACGCCGCGATCATCGACTTGCCGTTACCCGGTGCACCCTGAATGAACGGAGCCCATTGGAACTTTTCGCCGGGGTTTTGCACGACCGCCGCAAGATACGTCCAAATGATTTCGCGGTCTCGGTCGTTCGGGAACAGCTTTTCGAAGTGCCGGAGCATCGGCGAGACGTCGCCGGGTTCAGATCGAACGTTCGGATCGGGCCGGTACACATTGACCTTGCGGTTCTCGATATGACCGAACGGAAGCTTCGGTTCAAACATCGTCGCTTCGACCTTCGGGAACTGGTGCGCGCGGTTCTCGGTGAACGCTTCGAATGCGTTCTTCGACGGACCTGTACCGTCTGCCGACATGATGAAAACGTGACCGCCGTATGTGGCTTTGAATTGCTCCGGCTTCAAGAACGTTCCGTTCGCGGTCAGCACTTGGTGAAGCGTTGACACATACACACAGCCGCGAAACTTTTCGATCTGGTCTTGTATCAAGAGCATTTCTTGCGGCACGCCGAGAACTTCGCCGTCTTGTGCGACTGCGACCGTTCCAACGCCGGGGAGACCGGGAACACCCGGCAGTGTCGCGGCGGGCGCGGCTGGCAAGCGAGCTTCGCGCACGACGTTGTAAATCGCGGTACAGTTCTTGACGGCTTTCCCGATCGTCAGCGCGCGATACGATTCGCGTTCGTATTTGTCCGGGCGATAGAGACCAGACATGCGGAACAGGCGATCCATGCGTTTGCCGTCCGCGCCGGTGAAGAACGCCAAGTGTGCGAGCAACGCCATGTCGGCGGCGGAATGATCGCCCGCATAGAACTTGTTCAGCATTTCCGCGTCGCCGCGCCATAGATCGCTGATAGACGCCTTGTTGCCGAACATCGTCGCCAAGCCGCCACGGCTGGCAAGCATCAGCTTGATAAGTTCCTGATCGTCAGCCGGTCCCGTATATCCTTCACGTGGGCCGTCCGGAAGCTCTTCGGCGTGATTGATGGCTTCGGACGCCGGGAACGCGCTGACAAGCGACTGTGGCGCGTACGTGGCACCATTGAACGGAAGGATCAGCGTTGATTCGACAGGCACGCGACCAAGACCGCGTTTCTTCGCGTCCGGGTAATTGATCGTACCGGGCAACCGAAGCAAGCGGTCGATATTCCAGCAATGATCGGCGTTGAAGCGGTCGCAGATTCCACGGTTGATCTGTTCGATCGTCGCGATATCCGTCGACTCGGTAAGCCACCACAGCGCTTGAAGCCCGTTGCCGCTATCGATGACCACAGACGGCGCACCGCGCGCGATCAGGTCGTTATACGCGGCTTGCTTGTCCCACGTGGCGACGCCCTTCGGCGGATCGATGTCGACGTGTGCGACTCGAGTCCCGACGATATTCGATTTGTTCGGCTTCTTGTTCAGTCCCGGCGTGACAAGGTTCACCGTGAAGTACGTGTTACGACCCTTCGCGTTCTCGGTCCTGACCCACGCCGTCGCACCTTCCCAATCCGCGCCGAAGAACCGACCGCTGACCGCGTGTTCGGTGTCGAACGCATCCGGAGTGATCGCGCACACGTGGATGTTCTGTGATGGCGCTAGATAGTCGCGAAGGAATATTTCAAGCATTTACACACGATTCTTGTATTCGGCGATATAGCGCCGGTAATCATCCGGGGATGTCGCGAAGCCAGCGATTGCGCCGAGACTAGCCATGTGGGTTAGGCACGTCAACTGCGCGCGTTCGCGTTCGTTCGACGGGCGGTTCAGATCGCGCGGGTTCCACGATGCGTGTTTGACTTCGATGAACGTCGCGATACCGACAGTTCGACCGACATGACGCGGTTCGATGACCATCTTCGTGACGCCGATCAAGTCCGGGCTTCGCCAGTCTTTCCACCATGACGCTGAATCGTTGCCGAGACCGTAGCGAACCGGGCGTGTTTCAGTTTCCGCAACCCCGGCGTTGTTACGACCGAGCCACCCGCCTTCGTACGGGGACGCAAGACGAATAAGGGACTGAATACGACCTTCCGACGAATCGTCTTCTTCGGCGACGCGCTCCGGCGTGACGTGTGACAGGAAATCGGCAACCGCTTCTTGCGGAATATTCCACCGCGCCGCCCATTCGTGGAACAACATCGTCAGATACCCGTTAGTTTCGCGGAAACAAGCGCGATGAACATGAACCCAAACGCAAGATAGAGACGAATCAAGCCGCCGAAAACGGTACGGCTTCGGATGATACCAATCAGAAAAAAGGCTGCAACGATCGCGCTGAAAACCGTCAGCACGGAGCCGATGACTGTTGTGACCATGTAAGGGGTTCTCCGTTGTGTTGCGTTTGATACGTCAGGCGGCGACGGGTGTCAACCGCCGTTGCGTGTGTTCCCTGATCTTGCTTTCGAGTGCTTCGACTTCCGGTCTGGAATCAATGATTTGCGCGCTCATGACGTCAACACCAAACATCAGGTAAAACCGGCGATAGAGTTCCGAATCGCTTTCACGATGAACGTCACGACCGACGCCCGCCCAAATCGATATCGCGTCGGCAAGCCGGGTGTGTGCTTCCAATAGTTCGCGGCGACGTTTCTTGACCGAATTGACCACCACTTCGGACGCACCGAGCGGAACCGCCGCTTCGACGTTTCGAAGCTTGTTGAATTGACCGTGAAGTCGTGCCATGAACTCCGGGCTGAATTCCGTAAGATCACCGTCGACAAACTCCGGCCCGCTGCGACCCACGGGTTCCGGCTTATGGTCACAATGCGGGCATTTCGATTTGACGCGTTCGTACGGCTGTTTGCAGTTCTTGCAATTGGTCAGCGGAATATCGTCTTCCTTTTCCCGCGTCTTCTTGCCCTTCTCTTCACTAAGCAAGTACCAGCGCTTCGGGCTGGCTGGCATCTTGTGAATCATCCAATTGTTCACGTGATCAATGACAACACCCTTCGGCTTCTTACCCGCCGCCATGGACGCAAGTCGACCTTCACGCGTCATCAGATCGAAGCCGGGAGCGTAAACCGGGCGGATCATGCGGCCCGCTTGCTGTCGGAACTTGCCGAGTGACATTGTCGGTCGACCCATCGACACGACTTCAACGCCGGGGATGTCAAGACCTTCGTCAAACAGGTCGACGTTCACAAGCTGCAACAACCGACCTTCGGCGAACTTGTCCATCAATCCGGCGCGCACCGAATCAGGTGTCTTGCCGGAGATTGCCGCCGCTGGTACACCGGCGCGATTGAACGCTTCAGCCGTCGCGATAGCGGTGTCGACGTCGACCACGAACGTGATACCGGCGAGACCCGCCACGTTATCAAGGTAGGTCTGAACGATGTCGCCGACGATCTTTGATTCGTGCGATTTCTTGCGAACCGCGTCGTTCTTCCATTCGCCAGTCGATTCGCTGATGTCGGCTTGTTCCATGACGATCGACGGCTTTTCGGCGATATACCGATAGTCGGACAAGAATCCTTCTTCGATCATCCAAGCCGGTGTCGGACCTTCGACCATTTCATGAAACACACCGCCTTGCGAAAACGCCAGCGATCGACGGTCACAACGGAGCGGCGTCGCGGTCGCACCGAGACCCCACGCGTTCGACATCGCCTTCGGGATTTCACCGAACTGATTGTTCGAAAGGAAATGGTGCGCTTCGTCGCCGATCCACAGGCGAACCGACGCGATCCATTGCTTCAGTTCTTCGAAGCGTTTGACAAGCGTCTGAATACTGACGACGCCGACCGGGCTTTGCTGATGAACGAACGACTGACCGAACCGCTTGACGTGGCGCGAAACGCACAGTGCGACCGTCGACTTCGATCCGACGACACGGTGATAGATACCGAGCAATGCGAGCGATTCGGACAACTGCGCGACAAGCTCGGCGCGGTGCACTGACAAGCACGTCGGAACAGCCATGTCTTTGATGATCGACGCGACGGTGATCGTCTTGCCTGATCCGGTCGGTAGAACCGCTAGAACGTTCTTGTTCCCGCCGTTCCATGCATCATAGATTTTCTGTTTTACGTCGATCTGATACGAACGGAGATTCACCGTCATCGTTATGCCGCCTGTCGTACGCTTTGATCTAATGCGATCTGTTTGAAAAGGTGTGCAATCACTTCAACCGTCCACCCATTACCGAGCATCTTGTATCGTTGTGACTTCGGCGCAAAACCCGTGTAATTTTCGGGAACAGTCTGAAGTCTTTCGCATTCCAAGGGGGTCATTGCCCGCCATGTCGTAACACCGTTTTTCTGCGTTATAACGGCAGTGCCACCAGAACCACAAGGATTACCGGCATTCCAAGCGCCAAGACATGCTGATTTTTCGTCAAGGTCTCGAAGATTTATGGACAATCTTTCGCGCGATAGTTTACCCTTTGATCCGCCAAAAAATTCGTCGTTCTTTTCAACCTTGTGTCTTGAAATATCCTTGACGTTGCCTTCAATGATGTCACGGATTGTCAGCTTTTTATCAATCCATTCATGAACCGGGAAATTCGTCCAATACAATCGTAATCGGTTTTGAGCACTAAAATCCGAACTGTTGATCAGTATTGGTTTTACACCGAGAAACCCCGAAATGACGTCTTGCCAGTCCTGTTTCATGTTGACGTTTTCAAGTAAGAAATAACGCGGTTTGAGTTCTCGCATTAGTCGGACGAACTCAAAAAATAGCTTTGATCGCGGGTCTTCAAAATTCAAACCTTGTCCGGCTGTGGAAAACCCTTGACACGGTGAACCACCCATCAAGAGCGATATTTGCGGCAAGCGATCGACATTGACTTTTGTCACGTCACCAAGCTGTACCGTACGTGGGAAATTTTGCTGCGTTACGGCAATTGCATGCTTGTCGATTTCCGACGCAAAGTAACGACCGTATTTCACGCCCGCGCGGTTCAACGCCAGTTGGCCGCAAGACATTCCATCGAAAAGCGAAGGCTTTTCGGAATAACGTGTGGATTTGTCCATGATATGTGCTATCCTGTTTTCGGATTAACGTGTGGATTGGAGAGCCTCGATGACCCTGAAGCCAGTGAGAGAAACCGTCGCCCGGATGGTTGACCCGTATTCCTTCATGCCCGACAACAGCGGAGACGATTTGATCGGTGAGATGGTTCGGAACGGTCGAGATGATGCGCTTCGCAAGGCAGACCGCATCATCTCCGCAGTTCTCTCTGCGGACACGATGACCCTTCAAGAGCCTAAGCGTCCTAACCTCGATGCCAGCAATATGAAGTTCGGCAACTGCCATCAGTGCGGCGTTCGCGACAATCTCGGAATGACTGAAGATAACGCCCTTATCTGCGGGTCGTGCGCTGATGCCAATCACTTGGCTGACTGGATTGACTACGCTCGGGCGCTGCGTGGAATTATCTGTTCCGACTCCACACGTTAATCCGAACGCGGAAGCGAAAGCACGTTAAAACCGCCGCCGAACAAATCACCCGTCATCGTGAAGCGTACCTTTTTAGAACTGCAATCAATGTGTTCAATTCGTTGACGGTGAACAGCGCGTACGGCTGATTCTGGTGATAGGTGTTCAGTCGCACCGTCACGACGTCGCCTTTTCGGGAAACGCCGAGATTACCTATGATTTCGACCTTTGTCGATTTCGGAACCCCGGCGAACAGATCACCCGACATAACGGATCATTACCCCGGCTTCATCCGCCATTGTGTTCGCGGCGGTGAACTCTTCCTTCGGCATGGATGTTTCGCCCGGACCGACGACAACGCACGTGATACCGGCTTGAATGATCGACTTCATACAGCCGGAGCAAGGCGAATGCGTTGTGAAGATCGTACAGCCGAGCAACGACACTCCGTTACGTGCGGCGAAGGCGATTGCGTTTTGCTCGGCGTGGCTGGCGAACAGATACTTCGCCGGTCGTTCCCGACGTTCCGGAAGATCACGAACACCGCGCGGCGGACCGTTGAAGCCCGTCGACCTGATTTCGTTCGTACCGGTGCCAGCGATCACCGCGCCGACCTGTGTCGAGTCTTTTGACATTGTCGCGGCATGTTCCGCGAAACCCATAAGATACTTGTCCCACTTGTCGCTCATTTCCGACCCCAACTTAAGGCGGCATTGAACACGAAGCCTTGTGCCGACGCGACCACGAAACCGAAGAAATAGGAAGACCAGTCAACCGGCCCGCTGTACCACGTCCGCGCGATCGGATAGACCGCCGCGCACAACGCAAATCCAATAATCCAACGTCCTACTGTGTTCATCATGCGGACACCGGACGGGAAAGCTTCGCCTTGGCGGCTGCAACAACCTTTGCTTGGTGGATTGCGTCATCAAGGGCGTAGTGTTTGACACCGACGAATTCGACCGTCTTTTGATCGAATTCGGAAATATCGATCAAAGTTCGAAGGCAGCGCGGCGCGCGGAAGTGCCATGGCAAGTTCCCCTTGTTGCACGCGTAATAAGCCGCTTCGGTTAACCCGACGTCGAACTGTGGCGGCTTCGCCCATAGCTGTTTCACTTCGTACGCGCCGCGATACCATTCGGTAAACGAATCGAGCGCTTCAGGAAGTGGACGGCGATCGTTCATCAGGAAGTGTCGGGCTTTGAGGAATTCCGGATCGGTCGCCCATAGACGACGCGTTGTTTCGTCTATGCACAAGCCATGATCAAGCGATGACCACAGGTCGATGTTCACATAGAACCGATCGACAATCACGCCGTCGTTGGGGTCGAAAGCACATGCGCCGATTGACAATACGACCGCGCCGGGGTGCTTTCCAAGTGTTTCGATATCAATTGATACGTCAACCATGCTAAAGGTTCTCCGTTCATTAGCGGGTGTCAAATCGCATGGATTAACGATCTATGTCAAATGCAAAATACCTGTTGACAGGTGACGCCGTTCAAGCATACAAGCCAAACCGTCAACGGCAACACGGAGAAAATTGCACATGGCAAATCGGAAATTCACAGTGACGTTTGATGTCGCTGACGATGAATTCGAAAACTTCATGACCCGTCTTTCGGGCGGCAAGATTTTCGAAGGGGAAATTCCCCGCAATCTCACACTGAACACCGGCGAAGGTGACGAAGGCGACGGCCCGGTTAACACCGGATCGGTCGACAAGTTCGGCGTAACTTGGGATGCTCGATTCCACGGCGTCGCCAAGAATACGAACAAGGATGGTTCGTGGAAGCGCACCAAGGGTCTGTCGGACGCCGTCAAGGCTGAAGCCGACGCTTACGAAGCCGCACAGAAGGCGGCGTTTACCGGCAATGTGACCGGACCGGCTGTCACGGAACCCACTCCGGCACCTGTCGCCGCGCCTGTAACTGCCGCACCTGTGGCCGAACCCGCTCCGGTCGCCGCACCTGTCGGAATGCCCGGACTGCCGGTCGCAGCGCCCGCCGCTCTTCCGCTTCCCGTCGCTCCGGTAGCGAAGCCGCCGATCAGCTATGAAGAAGTCGTCGCGCTCTTCGGTCAGGCGTCCGCGAAAGACCCGTCGATCGCCGCGAACTTCGCACAGCTTTACGCGGAATGCGGTATCAGCGATCCGAACGCGCTGACCACCGACGAAACTCTTCGTCGCAAGCTCGCCGACCGGCTTGAAGCCGTAATCGCGGCGGCTATCCGACTTTCGGGGTTGGAACCTCAGTCGAACAGACCTGCTCTCAAATCGCACTCCAAGGTTGACAGGTTGACCCCATGACCAATCGTCGTGTTCATAATCTTATCGTAGTCTGGATCGTTCAGCCTGATGCTGAAGTCGTAGATATCGATCAAGCGCTTGGTGCCGTACTTCAGCAGCGCCTTGGCTCGGAGCGTCTCCAGATCGTAGCCACGACCGCCGCACTGCTCGACGACCGGATCGGTGATGATCGTGTCGACGTACAACTTCCCGTCCAGCTCTTCGGTCTCCATGGCCAGGTAGCCATCCAGCCGCAGCAGATCAAACCCAACAATTCCCCGCATGCCCGTCCCCGCTTTCGGCGCGGACATTACCGGGACCGGGTTACCAGTCAACTAAGGGTCGCGGCATGACGGCTTACTACAACGAGATCGATCCGTACGCCGCTCAGTGGCTTCGCAACCTCATAAGCAAAAACCTCATCGCTCCGGGCGATGTCGATGAAAGGAGCATCGTGGATGTCCATCCCGACGACCTCAAAGGGTACAGTCAGTGCCACTTTTTCGCAGGCATCGGAGGCTGGAGCCTCGGGGCACGGCTCGCAGGATGGCCAGACGATCGACCTCTTTGGACTGGTTCCTGCCCGTGCCAGCCGTTCTCAGCGGCAGGAAAAGGCGAAGGGAAAGCAGACAAGCGTCACCTCTGGCCAGTCTTCTTCAACCTCATCCGTGCCCAGCGGCCCCATGTCGTCATGGGAGAACAGGTTGCGGCTGCGGTTGGAAAGGATTGGCTCGACGGAGTGCATTCTGACCTGGAAAGCATCGACTACGCCTGCGGGGCTGCCGTTGTCCCGGCTTGTGCCGTCGACGCGCCCCACAGAAGAGATCGCCTCTGGTTTGTGGCCCACCCCGACCCTGCCGAACGGCGGGAGATCGATAGCCTGCGCGGACGAATGGCGCGGCAATACCCCGTACCACAAAGGCAGGAAGCTTCAGGTGGACCTTTCCCAGACGGTAAGGATGGTCAAGGGCATAGCCCTGTGGCCAACGCCGAACAGCCAGATCAGTGGGGATACCCCAGAGACGCACGAAGCGCGGCAAGCCAGGGTGGTGGCAAAGCATGGGCGCAGGATGGGGACACCATTGGTCGTGCATGCGATGCACGCGGAATCGGGAACCACGATAGCGGCTCTATGGGCGACACCAAAAGCGTCGGACGGGAAGGGCAACATCTACCTACCAGAACCAGATTGCAGGCGGGTGGAGCTTCGGAAGCAGGTCGGCGGAATAGCACTTCATGGTCAGGAGCAGAGTTCATCGTCGGAGCGGACGGAAAAGCCCGGCGCATTGAACCCGGCATTCGTCTCCTGGCTCATGGGGTTCCCGCCAGAGTGGGAAGATTGCGCGCCTACGGAAACGCCATCGTCCCGCAAGTCGCGGCAGAAGTGATCGGCGCATTTATGGAGACACACAGCCCGTCCGCCCGATCCGCTCCGAGCTTTGATCCACTACTCGGATCGGGCGGACTACCGTTGGAGCAAGGGAATGAGCAATGATCGTATCAACCTCGGAAGACGAAAGCAGGAGGGGACCCCCGAATGTCAGATCAACCTCAGAAATCGGAAAGCCCCCGCCGACCGGCTTGAAGCCGTAATCGCGGCTTAACACCGTCGACGGGCGCGAATGCCCGTCAAACATTGGGGAGTCGCCAAGCGGTAAGGCACCGGCTTTTGGGTCCGGCATTTCATAGGTTCGAATCCTATCTCCCCAACCACTTCTTTTTCACCGGGTAAAACATGACGTATAATCTTCGACCGTCAGCGTCCGGTATATGGACGAAGTGCGCCGCAAATCCGCGCATTGCACAGAATGCAAAGACGATACCCGGCAGCACCGACGCCGCACGCGAAGGAACATGCGCGGCATGGGTCGCGGAATGTGTTCTTAAAGGCGGGTCGACGTGCGCCGACATGGTCGGTAAAGTGCACGAAAACGGTTGGGTCGTGGACTCCGAAATGGCGTATCACGTTCAAGGATACGTCGACATGGTGCGGTCGCGCGGTGGCACGATCAACGCCGAAATGTTCGTGCGTCTGACCGAGACGATCGCCGGTACGTATGACTCTTCGACGGTGTCGAGTGACGCCGAAACACTCTTCGGTGATGACCTGAAATACGGGTTCAAGATTGTCGACGTGTGGGAATGCACACAGTTGATTATCTATCTGTACGCCGAGTATATCCGGCTCGGTTGTCCGCCGTCGATCAAGAAAGTCACAATGGGGATTTACCAGCCGCGCGCGTTCCATCCAGAAGGCATTCACCGCACGTGGACGATATCAATTCAAGAACTGTACGAACGCGCCGCCAAGATCGCCGAGCAAGGCGAAGCGTGCCAAGACCCGAACGCCGTCGCGACTGCCGGAGCGCATTGCGAACACTGCAAAGGTCGGCTGGAATGCTTGACATTGTCGGCAAATCTTGGTGCGATGTACGAACGAATCGAGCGTGCCGAAAGCGGTCCGATGACGTCCGAACAGTTGGCGGAAGAAGCGAACTTCTTAGTCACCCTTGAGTCGATGCTGAAGGCGCGCAAGACGGCTGTTGAAGCCGAGCTTGAAACGCGACTTGACAACGATGAATACATCCGTGGATGGGGTAAGAAAGACCGTTTCGGCAATCGCGTTTTTACGGTTGACCCTGTCACGGTTCATCTGTTAACAGGTGTCAACCCGTTTGAAACGGTGACGATCACACCGGCGAAGTTGGAGCAAGCCGGAGCGAACAAGAACATCGTCAAGAGCATCACCCGCCAACCGAAAATCGGTTCGGCGTTGAAACAAACCACAGACAAAGATTTCGGGAGAATGTTACGTGACCGTTAAAGAATGGATCGACGCCGTCATTCGCGGCGAACGCGTAAACGTCGGGCTTGTACTTGTTGGTCCGCGCGGATCGGGCAAGACCGTGGCAATCGAATTACTGAAGTGCATCGTTCCGGGTTACGGCGTCGCTACGTTTAAAACGTCATACGCGACACGTGACGTCGCGCGATCAGCTAGCGAAAATGACATAATCGTTTTCGACGGTATGATCAGTATGCACGACGTCGAAGTCGCCAAGGCTTACGTCGCTGAAAAGCAAGTCGAAGTCGTTCAGATCGGCAAGACCAACGAAATTCGCGACATCAAGGCGAACGTCATCGGAACCGCCGAGTTCTTCCCGGTCAATTTGATGGGTGAAGACGGACGTCGTTTTATCACCGTCACACCGATTGCGTTCATTGCGCAACTGATTCCGTACCTTGCACGCTAACCGGAGAACATCGCGTGAAGAAAATTATCACCCTTGCGCTTGTCGCTGTCGCACTGTCAGCTTGTGAAGAAGGTAGTTACTTCAACGGCGACACCGTTCAACTTCGTTCCGACAAAGTCGGTCGACTCGAAGCGGTCGGCAACGACCTTCGTGTATATGAGTTCACCCCTCAAACCGATAAGACGATGCAATGCGTTTTCGTCTCCGGGGAGAAAAAGGGCGGTCTGCAATGCTGGAAAAAGTTCGGCTATGCAGGTGTTACACCAACGCGCTAACGCGAGACGCGCGCACGGTTCTTTCATCCACTCGCAACTAGGAGACTAAAAGCACATGGCGCAAGACGCTATTCACCTTCTTACCCCGATCGGTCGACTCGTTCGCGGTTCCCTGACCGAGCGTCAGAAGACGGACTATGACGGAAACCCTTACGAAGAAGGCAAGGGTCCGTTTGAACTCGGCTTCGCCGTTCGCAAGGACGACCCCGGCATCAACGACTTGCTCGGCAAGATTTACCAGCACGCGCACGCGGGCTATGGTGCGAATCCGACCATTCAACAGCGCATGCTTGCCGAATACCAGTCCGGCTTTGCCATGGGTACGTTCCGGTTCAAGATTCGCGACGGGGACAAGCCGAACCAAGAAGGTCGTGTCAACGAAAACACGGTCGGGCATTGGGTGTTCAACCTGTCGTCGTACATCGCGTTCAAGGCGACTTATGTCACCGGCTACGGTCTGCCGAAGTTCAAGAACGCTTCGGGTGTCGACATTGAACCGATGACGGAAATTCAGCCTTCGCTGATCAAGATCGGCGATTACTGCCACATCAATATCGGTGTGAAGACCAACGACAAGACCGACCACACGGCGGGTCTGTACATGAACGTGAACGCCGTCATTCTCGGCGCGTACGGTAACGCCATCACGGGCGGCATCGACCTTGCCACCGCGACGGCTGGTCTTGTCATCGGTGCACTTCCGGTCGGTGCGAGCGTCGCGCCTGTGTCCGGTGGCGGCGCACCCGCCGCGCTCCCAAACCCGACAGGCGGTGCGCCCGTTGCGGCGGCTCCCGTGATGGCGGCTCCCGCACCTGTGCAGGCAGCACCGGGCTTACCGGCTCCGGCGACTGCATCCCCTTCTAACGTCGCACCGCACACGCAGTTCTTGCAAGGTCCGGGCGCGGTTGGCGGCGGTGCGCCTGTCGGTCTCCCGATCCCCGGTCAGACCGCGTAACGAAGCAACGGGACGGTTTAACAGCCGTCCCACTTTCAACGGAGAAAATCGGAATGCGTGATTTCAATGCGTTGGCGGCGGACATCCATCGTCGTAATCACAAGTGGTGGCACACCGAAGACGGCGTTCGTCTTGAACGCGAAGCCGGTGAACTGTTCATGCTTGCCGTATCGGAAGTCGCCGAAGGCATGGAAGGCGTTCGCAAGTCGAAGCCCGGTGCACCGCTGATGGACGACAAACTTCCGCACCGTGAAATGATCGAAGTCGAACTTGCCGACACGGTGATTCGCTTGCTCGATTCGTCGGTCGGAATGAATATCGGTATCGATACGAGTCTGATTGAACTTCGCGACCCTGTCGAAACGAACCGTGCGGCGGCGTTGCTCGGCATTGTGGCTTTCATTGTCGATCTGAACGAATGCTTCGCGATCGGCGGACAATCGCCGCTTGACGGTCGTCAGGAAGACGCACGCAACGCGATCAGCATGGCAATTGGCATCTGCTATGACTACGCGGCGCAATACGGTCACGACCTTGACGGCGCGATTGACGAAAAGCTAGCCTATAACGACAATCGGGCTGACCATTCGTACGAAGCGCGCAAGGCGGCGGGCGGAAAGGCGTTCTGATGTCGGTCACCACGTGGGAACTGACACCTTGGTATCTCCGAATCTTCGGGTGGCCGGAGTACCGTCGCTTGCGTGGCGACACATGGGAATATTACGATGAAGAAAAGCACGGGCGCGGACTATGGGTGAAGTGATCCGCGTCGGCGACACCGTGAAGATCATCACACCGGAAAGGTTTATCCGGTGTGGCTACCCATTCGATCAGGTCAAGGCGACTGACGATCTGATGACCTACTATCGCGACGAAATCGACGCGCTGATCGAAAAGGTCGATCCTAACCCGAAGTATCGCAATTACATTCCGGAAGGCGACTATCGCGCGCTGTGTGGTCGTATCGCACGGATCGTCGCACAGCGCCAAGGGTTCGGCGGCAAGGAACGCACGCTTCATACCGAGCGTGACGAAACGCTGACCGGGCTTCGCTGCGAAGTTCGGGCGCGTAAAGTACACAAGACCGGGACGTATTTCCCGGCGACGGGCGGTCGTTCGTACAGTGTCGATTACGGGTACGACGATTACTTCGAACCGGGCGGCTTGTCGGACGAAAAGACACACGTCATTTTGACGCTTCAGCCGTTGTGGCATTATGACGACTACGGATGCGCGACGAACTATAACCCCGACGTGGTCACGCCGATCATGATCGAACGAATTCATGTAGAGAAAGAACAGCCATGAACGAACAGAACCAAGCCGCGAAATTCTTCCGCGAAATGACGCGCCGCAAATTCGGATGGCAGTCCGTCGCCGACGTGCTGATACTCATGGTGTCGTCATATCTGATGTCGATCGCGCCGGGTAATCAGGAAGCACAGCTTTCCGGCCTTGCCGCGTTTACCAAGGAAATCGAACGTCGCTTGAAGGTCGTGGGTCTGACCAACGAAACGGTGAACTGATGCTTCCCGGCGTCAACCCGCCCATTAACCCGCTGGCTTTCCCGTTGCCGAAGCCAGCGGCACCCACCGTGCGACACAACACGTGTTACGGGGAACCGCCGACCGACGAACATATCTTCGGTGATGAACACGGGCGCTTGCATACAGCGGAACAAGTGATTCGAGCGGAAGAAAATCGAGCGCATTGCACAATCGGCCCGTTGCCTTTTATACTGTTGCGCAAAAACGTTATAACTGCCGAAGAATTTCTTGAAGCGGTTCAAGCACAAGGCTTCTATCTTGTCTGACGAAAAACCAGTCGTCTTGAACATTGATCTTGTCGGAATTTCACATGGCGGTTCGGTTTACATCGGTCGTTCGACAAAATACGGAAATCCTTACAAGATCGGCAAAGACGGTGACCGCGATGAAGTCTGCGAACTCTTCGAACGAAACGTGTTACCTACGTTAGACGTTTCGGAATTACGCGGGAAGAATTTGATTTGTCATTGCGCCCCTAAGCGTTGTCACGGCGACTCGATACTGGTGAAAGCGAACAAATAGTATGTCTGACGAAAGAACACTGCCGTACCCGCAAGACGTCGCGTATGACTTGGAAATTTACCCGACCACGTTCACTTGCATTCTAGTTCACATCGAAACCGGGCGGCGGTGGATTTACGAAATTTCCGATCGGATAAACCAATCCGCCGAGCTATACGCGATGATTTACCACATGCGCGCTTGTAAAATGCGCATGGTCGGTTTCAACAACGTCGGGTTCGACTACCCGGTACTTCATGAGTTCATGCGGATTTTCGCAAGTCAAGGTATCGTTTACGCGCACCAGCTTTACGCAAAATCGTCTTCGATCATCCACAGTGAAAGCCGCTTCGGCTCCGTCATTTGGCCGCGCGACCGGTTCGTTCCGCAACTTGACCTTTACCTGATCCATCACTTCGACAACCCGGCGAAAACGACCAGTCTGAAGGCGCTGGAAATCAACATGCGATCGTACACTGTCGAAGACCTTCCGTACGATCCGCTGTACGCCCTTCAAGACTTCCAAATTCCGAAGCTGATCAAGTACAACGCGCACGACGTTGACGAGACCATCAAGTTCTATATGTACAGCCTGAAGGCTATCGAAACGCGAATGTCGCTGGTCGATAAGCTCGGCGAAGACGTGATCAATTACAACGACACGAAGATCGGCAAAGAGTTCTTTATCGCCGAGCTTGAAAAGGCTGTTCCGGGGATTTGCTTCGATCGGTCGACCCGTAAGAAGGTGCCACGCCAGACGCCACGCCCGCACGGCATCAAGCTCGCCGATGTGATCTTCCCGTACGTTCAGTTTCAACACCCGGAATTGCAGCGTGTGCTTACCTACCTGAAGACGGTGACGATCACCAACACGAAGTCGTCGGAAGAACTCAAAGACCTTCATGCGATCATCAACGGGTTCCGGTTTGACTTCGGCACGGGTGGTATTCACGGATCGGTCGAAAAGCGAATCATCCGGTCGTCGGACACACACATCATCGTTGACGCCGACGTCGCGTCCTTCTATCCGAACCTTGCGATCAAGAACGGCGTGTTCCCGGCGCACCTGTCGGCGGTGTTCTGCGAAGTCTATGCACAGCTTTACGAAACGCGTCAGAAATACCCGAAGAAGTCCGCGACGAACCTTCTGTACAAGCTGGCACTGAACGGCGTGTACGGCGACAGCAACAACGTTTACGGGCCGTTCCTTGACCCGCAATACACGATGACAATCACCGTCAACGGTCAGTTGCTTCTGTGCATGTGCGCCGAACTGATCATTGCCGAGTGCGACGCTGAAATGATCCAAGCAAATACCGATGGCTTCACGGTTCGCATCCCCCGTGACAAGCGCGCCCGGTACGATGAAATTTGCCAATGGTGGCAAGACCTGACCAAGTTGACGCTTGAATTCGTGGACTATGAATCGATGTTCATCCGCGACGTGAATTCATATATCGCGAAGTCAACGAAGGGTAAGATCAAGCGCGTCGGCGCGTACCAGTACGTCACGCCGGTCGATCAGGAAGCCTTTGCGGCGACACCGGAACGCGGTTGGCACCAAGACCACAGCGCCATGATTGTACCGAAGGCGGCGGAAGCGCACATGCTGACCGGCGTCGACATCGAACAGTATATTCGCGCGCACACCGACGCGTTTGATTTCATGATGCGCGTCAAGGTTCCGCGTTCATCAAAGCTGTTACTTGTCGATCAGGTGAACACGGTCACCGAGACCCGCGAAACTGAAACGGTGAACGGGTATGTGATCACCGAAGACGTCGAAGTACCTGTCGAACGGCAAGTGCAGAACATTTGCCGGTACTACGTGGCGCACACGAACGACAAGCTTGTGAAGGTCATGCCACCGACCCCGAAGGCACCGGAGAAGGAACGCCGGATCGGTGTCGAAGCCGCATGGAACGTCAAGATTTGCAACACCCTTGACGAATGGGACTGGTGGAACGTCGATTACCGCTACTATGTCGAAGAGGCGAAGAAGCTGGTATTGACAGATGACACCAAACGCATCTATTACGACCTATTCGCAGCGTAACGGAGAAATGAATTTTGGGTTTGCCGGGTGTTTCAGTCAAGACTTGCGCACAGTGCGGGGTTTCGAAACCACTCGGTGAATACTATAAACAGGGCGAAAACAGACGTCGTGCCGTTTGTGTAAATTGCTACGCTTCCCGTAATCAAATTATGAGAAGAAAGCACATATCGAAACGGATTTCTTACGACAGATCGCGCGGGAGTGGTTGGGAAAGAAACGGGCGCGACAAGTGGGAACTTTCGGAGCGCGACAAACATGACAAGTACCTGAAGCGAACTTATGGTATTTCGATTGAAGAATTTGAAGCGATGTTCGAAGCACAGGGTAAGGTTTGTGCGATCTGTCGGGACAACTGTAATAGAAGCACATCGGAAAGGCTTTGCGTTGATCACGACCATGTTACTGGCGAAATTCGCGGATTGCTTTGTTTCCAATGTAACGTCGGGTTAGGTAAGTTCAGGGACGACAGTCAGTTACTTGAACAAGCATCTGATTATCTTAAACGGAGTAGAACGAAATGAGAATATACCTAGCAGGGCCGATGAGCGGTATCCCGCTTTTCAATTTTCCCGCCTTCCACAAAGCCGCCGCCGAGCTTCGCGCCGGTGGTCATGAGGTATTCAACCCGGCTGAAGCGGATATCGAACGTTCGGGTGTCGATCCGTCTGTTCTGAACCCGGAAGGTGATCCGAACGGATCGACGTCCACAATCCCCGGCCTTTCGCGCCGTGAATGCCTTGCCGCCGATATGCAATGGATCGCCACGCACGCCGAAGCAATCGCCCTTCTTCCGGGTTGGATGAATTCAAGCGGCGCACGGGCGGAACTGGCACTTGCCGACGCACTCGGTCTGACGGTGATCCGCCTTGGTTGAATACATCCACAGTGTCGGGAAAATGAAGCTTGATCTTCTGGCAATGATGCTGTCGAAGGGATGGCCCACGAACGCCTGTGTCGAACTCGCAAACGACTGCGTGAACGAAGGCAAGGTAAACACGTTTTGGCGCGGGAAGATGGGCGACGAAGCCGCCGACGCGCTTGACAACGATCTGAAAAGGATGACGAAACAATGACGCACACAAGCGACGGTCAGGCACGACCGAACAGCGGTAGCGCGGCGCTATCTGACGGTGAACTGTCGGCGGCGAAGGAACTAAACGATATCGTGGAACGTATCGAGCGACTCGAAGAAGAGAAGCGCACGATCGCCGACGACATCAAGGACGTTTACGGCGAAGCGAAGGGTCGCGGGTACGACACCAAGGCCATTAAAACGCTGGTCAGGGAACGAAAGAAAGACGAAAACGAACGACTCGAAGAAGAGTCAGTTCTGGATACGTATCGTTCCGCGCTTGAACGCCTGAAGGCCGGTCACCTTCCGGGTACGTCGCAATGAGTGTGCGCGTTTACACTCTTCTGACGGATGATCAGAAGTCGCGGCTTTCCGAACTCGCCGGTCTCGTTGATCGTTCCATGTCGTACCTGATCGCGCGCGCCATTGACGAACACGTCGCCAGCGCCACACCGTCTAACAAGACGAAGGACGACGCGCCGAACAAGTTGTTCACGCGAACGACTGTTTCGGCGGCTGTGAACGTCAAGGAACGCGCCACGCTTACCGAATGCCACGATTGGCAGATCGTCAACGCCTGTGTCGAAAGGTATCTTCAAGATGCGCTTGATCACGTTTAACGGCCCGATGCAATGCGGGAAGTCGTGGGTCGTTAAGAACCTTGTTCGCCGGTTCCCCGATGTGAACTTCATCCCGGTTTCGTTTCAGGATACGTTGGCGAAGGCCACGCAAACGCTACTCGGCGTCGAACACGTTCCGTACGAAGAGTTCAAGAAGACGCAGTATTACGGGCGGACCGGGCGTCAACACATGATCGACGTGGCGACTGAAAAGCGTCGCCACGATCCGTACTTCTTCAGTCGAGTGATGGCGGACCGCATGCGCGCGCACCCGATCATTGCCCGGAAGAAACTGTTCGTAGCCGACTCGAACGGTTTCCCGGACGAACTCGAATTCATGCGTGTTCAGATGGATATCGATCTTCTTACTTGTTCGATCGAACCACCTGATGCGCCGGAGCGCGGTTGTCAGTATCCCGGCGATTCACGCTTCAATCTTGCGCACATGTGCACGATCATTGCGAAGGATTCAACGTTGATGCTTGACGCCGTTTCGAGCGCAATTATGCGTCGCAACTGGCATTGACAGCACCGCGAATCGTGCTAGTCTTTGCGTATTGAGACGGAACGGATCGGCGCTAAAGGTCGGTTTTAAGGTTCCGGGTCAACTACGGTGATTGAAAGATCAACTGTGACAACGGAGAAACGTCATGTAGATCGCAACGCGGGGCGCGTCGGGACCGGAAACGGACCACCTACCTTGAAACCCTACGTATTTGACTGAAATGGAAGCGTGAAATCCCACGCGGTAAGAAGGTGTCCGACCCGTTAACCGGGTGTCATGAGCGACCTTTCAAAGACGGATTGCGATAGTCCTTACCAAACCCCGGACGGGTAATGCGTTCCGGGGTTTTTCTTTGTTGACAGGTGACAACGAACGACATATAAACGGGTCATCGAAACACGGAGTGACTCGCATGGCATACGTTCCACACCTTTTCATCGGCGTCGGCAAAGATTATCATTTCTTCACGCTCCGTGAAACGTACCTTCACACGACGTACATTCCCGGCCCGAACGGCAACGCTGTGATGAACGGCGTGTATCAGGGAACGGCACAGACCGAAGAACGGTCTTTCCATCATTTCAACCTGTCGCAAGACCCTGACGAAGCGTACGCAAAGGCAGTTGAAGCCGCCGCGAACTTCGGTCTGAAGCTGAATTGCACGCGCGAAGAACTGACGGAACAATTGCTTGATATCCAGCGCGCCACGGCTGAACAGCTTGCACAGCGCGAAGCGGCTCGGCTGGCACAGCAAGAATTCTGGAAACAGGAACGTGAAGCGCTTCTTGCCGAGAAGATCGCGAAGACGAACACGGGCATCTTTGCATTCGGTCGTTACACCGACAAGCCGTTCGCCGACGCCGATCCGACGTATCTCGGTTGGTTGGTCGACCAGCGCTTCGACTTCGAAGAAGGTTCGTTGCCGCGTGTGACCGCCGACGCAATCCTTCGTCTTGCCGCCGATCTGTTGCCGGTGAAGCCTGACGCGAACAAGACGGTCGGCAAGGTCGGCGAGCGCATCGACGTCACCGTCACAGTGTCCCGCGTGTTCGGTTTCTGGCGTGACTCGTATTCCGGGTACGGTCAGGAACGCGTGTACATCACGACAATGGTCACAGACGATCGCGCTTGCGTCGTTGTCAAGTCTGGTGCATTTTGCCCTGAAGTCGGCGCGATGTTCAAGCTTCGCGGCACCGTCAAGGAACATTCGGAATACAAGGGTCAAATGCAGACCATTCTTCAACGCGTAAAGGTAATCTAAATGACACGCAATCTTGCAATTGAAATGTTCGTCCACCAGCAACGTAAATCGCTGTTCATGGCGTACGTGCTGTGGTTCTTCGGCATGCATCGGTTCTACCTGTTCGGGTTTTGGCGCGGGCTGATCCACATCGCCTTGTGTTGGGTGCTGATCGGGTTGATCATTCATGCGTTCGACTTCTTCACCATGTCTTGGTTGATCGACAGCCGCGACAAGAAGCTTCGCAACAGCCTGAAGGCGGTCGCGTGATGTTTTACGTAGGTCGCGATAACCTTCGCATGGCAGGGTTCAAGATTTTCATCGGCGTCGTTAGGCGATCCAAGGTGAACCCCGGCGAGCATAAACACAGGCTTTGCATTTCGTTGCACGCCAGTTTCAAGTTCGGTATTGTCCTGACGGTCTATACATACCCAGCGTGGCGCGACGTGCGATCCGTGGTCGAAGAATACGAACGAACAATGGATTGGAACCTATGAACTACGGCGATCAGTTCATGACGTGTCCCATGTGCGGCGGTCTCGCCGAGTCGGATTGTGTCGACGTCGGGGTCGGGCTTTACATCGCCGGGAACTACCATTGCGGTAAATGCGATTGGGATATCGACGGGCCGGTTCAGCCGGAACTAAAAATGGACGAAAGACCGTTCGCACCGGTGGAGTCGTACGATGATTAGATATGTCGTGCTAGACGTCGACAACGACAAGCCTGTGTCGGTTTGGGCGTATCGTGATCAGGCAGAACGGAGCGCGCTTGCATATGAACAACGAACAGGTTTCCAAACCCGAATCATCACCGAGCGTCACACACTTCGTCGGGTTCCGTGGTGAAGAATATTGGTCGGCTGTGCGGGTGTGGGGTCTGCCTCACTACGTGCACCGGGGATGGGATTTGCGGGCGCAACGGGAAATAGCCGAAGGTGACATCGTCGTGTTTGCGTTCGGCGAGCATGATCAGGAACCGCGCGTGAAGAGTTTCAACGATCTGAACGAATGACGCTTGACGGCCAAGTCTAAACAGCTTATAACCGTTGCATCAAACCAACGGAGAACAGACCGATGACCGTCGACATTGAAAAGATCGCTTACGAAATGGCCCGTCTTATGGCTGGTGCCAATGATGACGATTGCGGCAACTTCGCACATTTCTTCCCTAATGAAGTTTACGACGATGAAGGAAACGGCCCGATCTGGAATGCGATCTGTGATCGCGCAACCGAGCTTGTTCCGACGATCGTCGTCACCCGCGAAGAGCGTATCGCATGGGCGAAAGCGGACCGTGAATTCAACGCCTGTGAACGCGCGGAAGGGCGCTATTAACCGCGCTGAACCATTTCAGGTGACAGTGTCATTCGTGACACTTCGCCGAACTCCCGGTGATATACGATCGCCTTGGCGTCACGCTTCGACAACCACCCGCCGCCCGCTGCGTACGAATCAGACGGCGCAAGCGTGCGGTGGCGTTCGATCTTCATCAGGTTCGAATCCTTCGCTTCGTCGTTGTGCAAATGCCCGACGTGACCGTACGAATGCGGGCAACGACCGAAGATTTCCCGGAACATCCCGGCGAATACCGCGTCAACGTTGTTCACCTGTCGGCGGTGTCCGTGGTGATAGAACAGCGCCGTCTTGCCGAATTCGAAGACGTAGTATTCAGCCGGAGACGTGTCGACAAACACACGCGGTTCGTCTTCGTACAGCGCGGCGAGACTTTCACGAAGCCAGCCGGACGAATACGGGTCATGGTTCGCCTTCGCCATGACGATATGCACATGCTGATGTTTTTCGAGAAGCATCCCGATCACTCGGCGAATGGTGCGAATGATCACACGGATCATCTTTTGCGGGCGACTGTCGCCGTCGACAATGTGCTTGTGCGCTGGTGTGACGGTTTCCATACTGTCGTAATGCGCAAGGTCACCGATCTGCGCGAAAACCGCTGTGTGCGCCGCTGGCGACATCGCAATCGCGGCACTGAACCAATCGGTCAGAAGCTTTTCGGCGATCTGCAAATCATAATCGGCGTCTTTCGTTTCTTCCGCCCATGCGAGCATACCGAAATGAAGGTCCGTCACGGTGTACTGAACGCAAAGCTGATCGTTGACGAAGCTCGGCGCGGCAATCGCCGGTACGCGCGGGATACTCGATTTGAATTCGTCAAGACCATCACGCCACGCTTGCGCGACCGGGTCTTCGACTCGAGTCTTGACCCACTTGATAATTTCCCGCCCATCTTCGCTCACCAGCGCCGACACGCCCTTGACGACATGTCCTTCGGGAACAATAAAGCCGTCGCCGCGTTCTGGCTTCTGTTGAATGAATTTACCGTTCGGACCGCTGGTCACCTGTGCGACGCGGAACCCCGGCATGACAGGTTCGAAGCCGAGCATCCCACGTTCGGCGCACTTCTTCAGACGCCCTTGCATCGACTGCCGGGTGATACCGAGCGCGTTCGCGGCATGTGTGACATTCTTGTTCGCGTCGTTGAACGCGGTGACGGTTTCGACCAACTGTTCGTCGGTCAGTCTTGCATTGCTCATGTTGATTGCCCCAACCACTTGTCACGTAATTTTTTCGGGAGAACCATCGATCGAACATAACAGTTGTTCGCGTCAAAGATCGCGACGAATACGTTCGAAGCGCCTTCGGTTTCGACGGTTGATGTCGTCTCGGTAACGGTGCGAATGTACGCCAGATTGTTCTTTTCAAGCAACCGGATCACATCGGCGTCATTCACACATGCGTTCATTCGGAGACCGTAAATTCGATCGGCGGCGAGTTCACGACGATTGGCCATCCGACTTTATGCAGGAAGTTGCAATAATAGTTCAATGTCACTTCGTACCACGCGCGACCGATAGCGGCGTTTTCGGGAACGGTGATTGATCGTTGATAGGTCTCCCGGCCTGCCAAGAGCTTCATACCGACCGTATAAGACGGGATGGCGTGCTTTATACCTTCCGCATCAATGACCCATCGTTTCGCGACGGTCGGGCAAATGCGGGTTCGGAACACTTGGAATTCCACATCCAAGTTCCCGCCGCGCTTGACGGTCGGCTGAATGGCCCGTGCGCCTTCGTACGTGATCGGTGGCGTTCTGTCGATCGCCATCATTGTGAAAGAGAAGCTTCCGAAAGAAGCCATGATGCACACGACAACCGCAAGAACTGTTCTCATTTCGGCCCACCTGTGAGAAACAAAGCTTTGAACGCAGCCGCCGCACTGGCACCCGCAATCACAGCACCCATCAACCACATGCCAAAACGCCCGAAGCGCTTCATCGTTCGAAGATTTTCAAGACTTTCGTTGATAATCTTCAAGTCTTCCATCGTGAAACGTTTCACGACGAATTCAAGCTTTTCGCGCTCCGTGGCGTCAAGGTTCGCCAGCATTTCCAGATTGGGAATTTCGGTGTCACGAACGCCCGCCAAGAAAAGGCGCATGGTCTCGCTAAGGTCTGGCAATCTGTGCGGAAGAGAAGGGTTCGATTCCATATCGCCATACTGTCGGTGCAAAGAAACGTTCATGCACGTGACCTTATCGGTCACCGTGGGGATTGAATACCCCGTGCGGCTTCGTCCTGTCGCTTGTCGTACCATTGGGCGCACCAGATGATACGGGCGTTCGCCTGTTCCCATACGACCTGATGTCGGTATTCGGTCCACCGCCACTTTTCGCCGAGCTTCGGGATTACCTTCGGGATTTCTTCGCGGCAGTACGCGGGCCAATCGGGAAGGTTCACCGGCGTTTCGATGACGGCACGTTGCGCGGCGGACGTCGCGACGGTCTTAACGTCCGTTGTTGTGCAGCCAATCAAGATCGGACTGGCTAACAGTAGCGCCGTCATCGCTGGAATCAGCTGCGACCGTTTGATCATATCGTTCATTGCTTTCAATCCTCTTGAGCTTGTCGACCTGTGCTTGTTCGACGGCTTCTTGTGCGGCCTTGCGGTTCCGTTCGGCTTCGACACGGAACTTCTCGGCTTTCGCTTCAGCCACGGCGAGCAACCCGGCGTCGACCATGTTCTTCGTGGCGATCTTGACTTGTTCGTCGGCGTATGTGTGTTTCCACCCGGCGAACTCCCCGATGATAGGGATACTGGTCATGTAGGGGATGCGTGCAAGGCCGGGAATGCCTTCATAGCAGAACAGCATTACAAACGCGCCTAGCGCACCGTACGCGGCGGCTTTAATGCATTCGAACGGGTTCATCGCAATACCTCACATGATCGTTGACGATCGCCAGCGCGTCTTTCTTCAGGATGTCGCTAAGTTCAGGATACGGCTTGCACCCGCGCCCGGTGTTCGCACATGCCGAGACGATGAACGCGACCATGAAAATCACAAGCCGGTTACGCATAGTTCAGCTTCTCCGATTCGAGTCTTGTCGCCCATTTCGCGACGGTTGACCAATCCGATATAGACCTGACCGCCCGCCTTGTTGAATGCCGTCGCGGCGATGCAACTTTGCTGATACTTGCCTTCGCGACCGAGACGCGCGGCGGTCGAATTGCAGGTCGCGCCCGTGCCGATGTTCCACGCAAGCGAATCCATCATCGCACGCCACGACAGCGGCTTCTTGTCGAAGTACGGAATGCACTTGACCAGCGCCGGACGATATACGGTTTCCATCTTGACCGTTACACGGCGATTACAGCCTTCGTCGGTTTCCACCATTCCCGGCTTGACGTCGGTCGTGTCACCGTCACAGATCGTCCACACGGGCGGTTTCGCCAGCTTGTCGAGATACGCGACCTTCTTCCGGCCTTCCCACGGTCCCACCAGTTCCTTGACGGACAAGGCGACGTCGTCGTGCACGGGCGCTTGACCAGTAAAGAGCGTTACGAACCCACCAATCGTGACGGCGGCGATAGACGCGATACCGACCTTTGCGCGCTTCGAAGGCTTGATTTGATTTACTGGCATTGTTGCGTACTTCCCTTTGAGCGATTAGACGTGCGATAGTCGCGGCGATCGATGTGATTGTCGCCAGACCGGCGAACGATCCGGGCGGTATCCACGAAGGCAGCGTTCCGGGGTCAACGAGCGTGAAATAGACTTCCACACCGCCGAGCAACACCGCGACAATGTTCAGCCGGAACGACCAAGCCTTTCTCGCGATGCGTTTCCAGTCGTCGGCAAGTCTCATTTGATCGCCGCGCCGTCTCGCCACAACTGATCAATATCAGTCGAAGTCATGTTTTGCATAGCTCCGAAGAATTCCACAAACCAATTTGACCGTTCGAAGTCGCGCGCACCGGCGAACGCCATGCGTGCTTGCCAAGCGATATCTTCGTCGGGAATCAGGTTGATCAGGTTGTCGATCGCAGCCGGGAGCGCGCCGAACGTGACGGCGTCAAGGGCTTCTTGTTTGGTGATCAGGTCTCGATTTGCCAGCACTTGGAAGAACTGACGGGAACTGATCGACGGGGGAACGAAATCGAATGTGACGATGTTCCCCCACGTGGTAGCGGCCATGTGTAGTTGCTCCTTACGACTGTTGCAGGACGACGCCCGACGCAATGATGTTCTTCCCGGTCAGCGTCTTGAACCGCCAAGCCATCAATGTGCCGCTCGGCTGACCCGTGAGACTGACCGTCCCTTCGTACATTTTCACACCGCCGAAGAGCGGCATTGTCAGTGCGAGCGTGACCGCCGACCACGTGTTGCCGCCGTCGCGCGATACTTCCATCGTGAAGTCGGTGTTTGGTGTCAGTGCGAGCGTGTCGGCAAGCTGAACGGCGACACGACCAGTCGACGGCACGGCTGATGCGGTGTAGTTCACCGACAACAGCGTCATGTTGTTGTAACTCGTTGGCTGGAAAAAGACTATCTGACCAAAGAATAGGTTTGTACCCGCCGCGCCGCTTGTCTGCATCCTAACCCATCTATGATCAAATACCGTCGTTGTATCTGAGCTTGTTATCGTTCTAGGGCTACTCTCGTTTGTAACTTCCGCGAATGTTATTGACCCAAGTACAACACCATCTGTTTCGTTTGCCGGTGCTGTTCCAACCTTACCGTATAAAGTAAGAGTGATGTTCTGAATCCCCGACGCCGCGTCGTAACCGGCATTGTTTGAACCGTACGTCTGCACACTCCCTATTGTACTTGAGTGAGTTTTCCCAAGCCATCCGGTAGCAACAGAAACAGCCGCCGCCGCAACTGACGTATCTTTGTTAGTCGTGCCGTTGAATGCAGATGCCAAACCACCGTTCGATGTGAAGTTCCCGAAGTTTGTACCAAGCGCTCCGGATATTGCCGCCCCGCCGCTTAGGCTTGGCGAAAACCAATCGTTCGTCGCGTCATAAACGAAGTTCGAAGAACCCAAAGTGTCGGCGAAGAATGCCACGTTGTAAGGCGTGAAATTCGCCGTGTAGCGAGCGACGTTAGAGATTCGAACTTCGTCTATGTTACCGGTGAAGAAATCAGCCGCGCTATAAGAGCAACCGATTCTCACACCAGCGGCGGGCGAAGCGTAATTTGACGAGTCCGCATAAGCAACACCTTCCTGCACACCGTTGATGTACAGTCGAGTCGTTCCTGATGCCCTTACAAGCGCCAAGTGATACCACGTATTAGCCGCAAGTACCGTCGTGCTTGTGATCCGGTTTGCGCTCGCCGTATAGTATCCAACCGTTGCCCCATTCAGGATATAAAGAACCGGGTTTGCCGTCTGCGATGACGAACGAAAGTCGATCAGGTTCCCGTAAGGGGTCGTGCTTGGTCTAAACCACCCTTCAACGGTGAAGTCTCCCGTCCCAAGAGCGAAAGCACTGGAAACAGCCGTTGTCAGATAGTCGCCCGCTCCGTCAAGGATTAGCGATGATCCGCCGAACTTCGATTGCGCCGTGCTTGTTTTTGCGTCACCGGTTGCCGTCACAGACACAGGGGACGGTGACGAATCGGGGAAAGACGTCGATCCGTTAGCGCCATCCATGTGCAACAAAAGAGTAGCGTTCGCGTCATTACCGCCGACCACGTTGTAAGGCATAGTCGGCGGGGTGAACGCCGCTGTCCAACGGGCGACACCCTTGGTGATGCGGAATTCGTCAATGTAGCCGGCTATGCTATTGCCTGCCGTCTTGGCGTACTGATTGCCGACTATCAGGCTTGTTGCGACGTAATTGGTTGCGTCCGTGTAGCTGTTTCCATCCTGAACACCATTTAGGTAAATGCGAGTAACACCGGCGCTGCGAACCAGAGCCACGTGATACCAAGTATTCGTTACAAGCGTAGTCGCACCAGTAACGACGTTCGCTCCACCAAGGAACAATGTCACCTTGCCGCTGGCGATGTAAAGGCAAACGGAGTTGGCCGTATCTGCTGTACGCATATCAACGAAGAAATGCGACGTGGTGATTGCATCAAGATTGAAATTGAAATCAATCGTGTAATCGCCAGTTCCAAACGACAAATCCGCGAAACTGGTAGACTGAATGTATCCGCCCGCTCCGTTCGCGCCGACGTACAGTGACGCGCCTCCAAACTTGCTCTTTGTGGTGCTGATCTGCGCGACGTTAGTTGTCCACGCACGACCACTAAACGCGGAGTCCGTAATTGTGGTTGAACCGTTCGTACCGTCAAGGTGAAGAGCAACATTCGTATATTGATCAATACCGCCGATAACCTGTGTAACGACGCCGGTCTGATCATCGAACGAGTCAGCCACACCGCCGACCATACCCATACGTTGACCGAGAAGGTCGGCGATCTGAATTGCGAACAGTGCGTCGTTCTTGCCGCCGCTGTTGCCGATCGCATTGATAGCCGCCTGAACGGTCGTCGGGTTGCCGGGAAGGTTTGCCGTCGTGTTGTCAAACGTCGTGTTAGCGGCAGTCATGCCGATCAGGGTTCGCGCCTGTGCGGACGTCAGTTGCTTGATAAGCTTGCCGGTGACGCCGTCGAACGCCGCGAAGTTGCCGTCAGTCGCGCCAGCCGGACCGACCACGTCACCCGTACCGGTGCCGTCTTGTCCCTTCTGTGCGAGCAATTGCCACCAAGCGTTCGATGTCGTCGGGAGCGTCGGCGGTGCATTGCCGGTCGTGTCAGCGATGGCG